CGACTCTGTTTTTATCACACGTATAGGGCTTGACCTCATGTACCTCTATATATACTTTTGTGTGATTTACACCTGTTGAATCGACAACATGCTTAGTGCGGATATGCCCGACTACCTCTACATAATCAAATTTGCTGATATATGAGACCTTACTATCTTCAATATAACAAGGCACTAAATCCTCTGTTCCACTCAGTCGCCTTGCACTTATAATCACGCGATAATACGACTTATTACCTACTGAGAACTCATATATAGGTGTATCAACAACACATCCAGCGATCACCGCATTATTGTTTGGCCAATCGCTAATATTTTTTTCTCTCATTCCTTTCCTCCTCTATAGTTTCCATCTTTTGTTCAACTGCCAGCATTGTAAAAACCAATCCTGCAAATGCCAAAATAATCAATATCTTTATCCATTTGGGTAAATAAATATTAAGTAGCTCCGTTCCTACAGGTACGAATATGATGGCTACATAAAACATAATGGCCATCAGTGTGCACAAGACACGAATTATAATCGTGTCTAAATTTCTTCCCACGCAATCACCTCCTGGCATCACAATACTGACCCATATTCATCTGAGAATTAGCATTGTTTATCTGTTCGGCAAGTGCCGTGGGTGCTGAATAGCTACTGATAAAGTTCTGAACATCATCTATATACCTACGCTTGATACTCTTATAAGTAGAAACACAGCCAAATTCACGCTTGAGCTGACCATACATATCTCTAAATGTCTGCGATCTTATGCTCCTGTCGGCGTATGCCTCACTATCTTTACCACCTAAGATTGATACCACCTTGCGCTTGACAAGTTTCTGAACCTCATCTATCTCACAGCCGTATAAGGGCATATCGTTTTCAAGACTACCTATTTTGTCCTCAACCCTGTCCACTCTCTCTGCAAGCTCTGTATTACCCTGAGCAAGAAGTTTTATCTTCTCTTCGGTTGTCATAGGCTTTGCACTGTAGTTGCCTGTCTTGCGAATAGATGGAAGTACCTCAGATGTTACCCATCTACGAAAACCCTTTGCATTTGGCTTGTCACTTCGCAAGATAACCGCATATAAGCCACTCTCGGTTATAAAGTTTGTTTCACCCTGACGCCCTAACTCTAATTTAGTGCGTTCATCATCATCTAATCGCTGAGCGACCTTTGATGGGTTCTGAATGTCTAACGCCTTGCAAACATCTGCCAAACAAAACAATGGCTCTCCATCTACAACGGCGGTTCTCATATTAAATTCACCGTCTGTAAATAACTGTATCTCGTTCATTCTTCTCCTTTCCTATGCTATAATCCCCCATAAGGAGGTGATGTAATGAAACCCTTTGAGGATTTCGTTGAGTATTTGAACTCTGACAAATTCCAGCAGACATTGAGCGATATTCCCCTAAACCTAAACAATAAGGAATACAACTTACTCAATCCGTCTGATATAGCAGAGTTACAACACGCAACCACAGAACAAACGCTTAATTTGATGGTTCACATTCTTGGTGCGTATCACGAATGGATTGAAAATTAAATCCGTCCGTATTTGACGTGATCGCCTCTGACAAGGCGTTGCCGTCAATGTAGTTCTTTTCTTTCAGCAACTTCTCAATATGGTCCAGAGTGCGGTCAATGCTCTTTAGCGTGCTGAGAAGTTGCTTTTCGTTTCTAGCGTCCATGGCTACTCCTTTTTCTCTGAACTGCTCTCTGCTACGTCTGCCAGTGTCTCTGCCTTGCCTAATAAATAGCCTTTGTCAAAATCTGACATGTTCGGTAAGGTCTCTTTGAGTTTTTCAACTATCTGCTTTTCTTTTTCGCTCATTTATCTCACCTCCTTTTGTTCATCTGATGTACACATGATAGCACATTAAATCAACGCTGTCAACATATTTTGTTGACTTAATGTGCATTTTGTGGTAATCTATTAGATGAAAGGAGGTACAACATGAAAGAACGAATTAAGGCAGTGAGAATTAAGGTTGGTAAAAATCAAACAGACTTTGCTCAGAGTATTTCAGTTTCAAGATCAGCTATTTGCAAAATGGAAAGCGGTGAAAATTCTCCATCAGAACAGACAATCAAAATTATATGTAAAGAATATGATGTCAATGAAACATGGTTGAGAACTGGCGAAGGAGAAATGTTCATACAGAAAAGTAAAGAAGAACAACTCGGAGAAATGCTTGCCGAGATTACCAAGGCAGATGATGAGTCTTTCAAAAAAAGATTAATTGTTGCCCTTGCCACTCTCGATGAAAATGGTTGGGATAGCCTTGAAAAATTGATTGATTCAATTTCAAAGAAATAAAAAACGCCCCAAGGAATACCAAATGGTACTTCTTGGGGTTTGTTTTACTTAATGAGATTCATAACATAAGCATATAGTATGTTAATTATGCGTTCGTCTGCTATCTTTTGTACTGTATCTGTTATTTCTTTCTTTTTTTCTTCCACAACCTTATACCCCCCTATACAAATTCGCTGTCATTTGTATACTTATATTATATGTGCAAATAAATTAAAATAGAAGTCAAATTTTTTGTCATAATATATGGTAATTCGGGGAAATACATGGTACTATGGCTGTATTATATACTACATGGGAGAGGTGAATACGAATGAGTAACTTTTTAATTGCGTTTGGGGCAATAATAATGTTTTTAGGAACAAGCATATGCGTAGCATTGACTATAATATTATTATGTAAAAATAAAAAGGCTATGCCATTTATAATAGGCATTTTTGGCTCTATGATTGTTGGTGGAATATTACTTGGAATAGGTTGTGTGAACCAACCTAAATCGGAGCATAAAAAAGTTGCTTATAATACTACGGAAATGGTTACTACTGAAAAAACCACAACTGAAGAGACAACTGAGACGCCAACCACGGAAGAAGCAACTGAGGAGGAAACAGAGACTACTACTGAAGAGGTTAATGCAACGGATATATCTGGTTTGCAATTTCAATCTTACTGGGATATGGCCAAAGAAACTGTTGAAAGTTGCTTGAAAAATCCTAAGTCGGCAGATTTCCCATCTTCTGTTTTTGGTCAGGGCGATATTGCCATGGAACGAAAAGGGCACCTTGTTGTGGTGCAAAGTTATGTATATAGCACAAATTCATTTGGAGCTGAGGTTAAAAGTGATTTTACTGTAGAAATGTTAGTATATGATACTGACAATTTTATATATGATGTTGTCTATCTCAATATTGATGGAGAGACAAGTGGAGAATATGTGAGTCTTGACGAATGGGATGAAACAAATACAAGCGGAGAAAGTGAGTAATCACAATCTCCGCTTTGTTCTATAAAATAATTTCTCTGATTGCAAGCCAAAATACACGTATTGTCCACGGAGAGCCGTCTGTATTTGCAGCAAATTTTAGCGGAACTTTTTGCGCCGATTTTGATGCATCAAATGCATCGTAACTTGGCCCTATTAACTGCATTGCTGGCACAGAAGATTCAGTAGAAATTCCAAGATATGATATAATTGGAATAAATTCATCAGTCCCTGCTGGCACAAGAATGTTTTGTGTTACTTCTTGATATTGTCCCTTCTTGTCGTCCCCTGCTGGAAAAACAAACGTGACATATCCTTGACCCACAATTTGAAAATTAGAATTCAGTTTATCCAGAGTGGAGCTTGCTAAGTTGACAGCTTCACATATTTGGTTGACATCGCCTGCACCAAAGTTATCACCTGTCTGCTGATATTCTGTCACATCTTCAAAGCTAACCGTTCCATCATCATTAGTAATCATATTGTACTTACGTTTTGTATTGGCTGTAGCAAGTACATCCTCTTTATAATTTGTTTTCAAAGCCATCTTATTCATCTCCTTATATTCTTATATCCTTGTATGCACCTAGCTTAAATGGAATGCGTCTAGGTTTAATATTGTCTAAAGCATCTTTAATAAGTTGACAAGCTGTTTCCAGTCTGTTTATCTCTGCTGAGCTAATAAACGCTCCATTGTCATAAAATGTCTGTTTGGTGCCTATGTCTTGTGGATATACTACGCTGTTAATCTGTGCAATGTTGTTTTCAAATGCGTTAAATTCGTCTGCGTAATAAAAATCTGTATACATCTTATCAATACCCATGGTTTGATAACCTGTAACTGGTCCACACAAATCTTCAGCTCTTTGTTTTAAATATTCTATGTTATTTTTTATTCGGTTGTAATCCGTCCATATAACTGCGTCACCGCTTTTCCAGTCCGTTTTTGGTTCATTCCACAACTATTCCACCACCTTTCTGGCACTAAGTTTTCCACTCCATGCACCATTGAATGTAAGTTCATTTTGATAAGCCTTAATTTTTGCTGTTGAACTATTGGTTTTAATCAGATTGAATAAATCCCCGGCATCTACGCTAGGGTCTCCACGCCAACTTATTGAATAATCAACTGCACCTAGGTAATAATTCGCTAACCAATCATCAAGCAAACTAGCTGCTTCTGTATTATCAACAAGTGGGTTGTTCCAATTAACTGTTTTAGTTCCGTTGCTATTGTATCTATGGGTTAATCCTTTAGTGTCCACAACATACTCATATCCACTGACTGTGTACGTAAGTGTTGTATCTTTGTCAGTTAGTCCATCAAATTTTAACATGCAATAATAGGCACCACTTTCTACAACTGTAACTGTCACATTACTTGCATCAGTGATGGCGGTATAACCGTGACTAGGTGCTGAAAAGTCAACTTTCACAATATTGTTGTTTGAATTGACAGTAATTTTTTCGGACACAAGTTCTTTTTTGTCGGTGCCGGGTTTATATGATTGTTTTTGAACGGTAATTGACTTTAATTTATCTTCCATCGTAACAGTTGGTGTATCAAACATATCATCTTTGGACAGTTCATAGTCTGTTGCGTCACCAATTCCAACATAGTCTATTGACACTCTTGCGTATGGCTCAACTTTTGTAAATTCTATAACAACTTTGTTCGCAGAGCCATAACGATTGTAGTCTGTCCAGTTAAGGCTATCAACATTCGTAATAACAACATTATCAACAAGCGTATCATTATCATAAGTTTTTATAGTAAATTCAAGAGGTTTACAATTTCTAAAATTAATTATAAATCCATACCAACTGTAAGATATATCTAAATTAAGAGTAATTGTAGGATTTGCAGAAAACTCGCCAATGCCGTTTGCTATTTCCTTGCTCACATATCCTACTTCTTTATATATTTTGTTTTTAGGTAAAAAACAAAGGTTCCCGCTATCAAGTCGTGAAAACCCGGTACTGCACATTGCGTAAGCTATTTTCATGCTCTGCACCTTCTCCTATTCTACGCACAAATCCATTGTGAATGAATGTTTTTCGCCTGGTTGCAGTGTTACCGGCTCGATAACTTCACGTGCTAACATCATTGCTCCCGTGAAAGCACTTGCATAACTCGCATATAACCCTACTTCTGATATGGTTAGTGGTGCATTACCTGTATTTCGTATAACTCTAGTGATAGTTATAATTGAACTTGAAAATGTCTGCGGTATATCTTTAGTTTGTGTGACGATCTCATAGTCTTCTGTCACATTTTCAAGCTTTATATCTGCCGCTGTTGCTGGTGTTGTGCCTGTCCCTAACACTATATAAACTCCGGTTATGGCTGAGCTAGGCGCATTTTTTAAAAGCAACGATGCACCAAACAGCTGTCTAAACCAAGAGTAACTTGCGCTAGCTGTTTTATTTTCTGTGGTTTTACACACAGTATAATTGCCTGAACCCGGTTGACAGTTTAGGCTGACAAGACCGGCGAAATTATTTGTCAACATATATATACTTCCTCCTTTAATCTAATGTATTATCCGTCTCATGTGTCACTCGGCACTGCACCACACCGGATATCATTGTTGTGCTTAATATCTGAGAGTTCGATGTACCTGTCGGTATCTTTCCAATATTCTCCGCCATCACATCTGCCGAATCTGTTGGTTCTGTAGCCACTCCTTTTTCAGTGATAGCTGTGGCTATCTTGGTATTTCTATCACTGACAGATTTTTTTACTTCTGCAACTTCATCTGATATTGTTTTTATACTTTTGTCTATCTTGTCCATGTCTCCTGTGTAATCTGTTCGCCAATCTGGAATATCATCATTACCGAATTGGCATAATCCAAGATTTTTTGTTTTATTTTGTGATGCCAAAAAAATCACCTCTCTATTATTTAAGTTTAAATTTTGCTTGCGTAGCATACTCATAAGCTGTTAATTTGTATGTATCATACCTGCTTGCTGTCAGCCTTAACATTGCATACTGTTTAGCTGTCAATGCTCCATTATCATCATGTAACACGCTGTCAATATCACTAAAATCTAACTGTCCATTTGATGATATTGCTTTTGTGGGTGTAATTGCGGATTGTATATGAATCCTATTTTGCCTGTCAATGGACAAAGTGCATCTGCCGGCATTGGCAATTATCTGCAAACACTCTGCGTGCGTAGCAACTGGTAACGGATTGTGTGTTACAGTATTTTTAAGAAAATTATCAAGAAAATAGTTACTACTGTCTGTAATTCCTGCATCTGCCAATACTAGCAGTGCCAAATCGTACAAGCTAATCCCATTTGCATAATACTGACCTTTATAGTATTGCCCGGTTAACAATGTAAATCTATCTGTAGCATTAAATGTCGCTTCTCTACTATTAGCCGACCATGCGGATAAGTAAGTGGTTTGCTCCGGCAACCATTCAATATTGCCCTGTCCGTCTACATCATAGCCAAACTGTACTTTAACCTCTTGACCGATTCCCATATACTGTATTGCACTGTCTGGATTGTCTGGATCGTAATATTGATCTTGATTATCAACTTTAATCATAACATCCATTGATGGTATGGTTTCTGCTATTGGAGATACATATTCTTTGCTACTGTAGTCCATTACCTCTTCGTTGGTAAATGTTTTTGCAAGACCACACTTAAATGAGTATATTCTCAATCTATTCTGCCCGTAACGCATTTGAGTTGGTTCGATTGTAATAAATGTTATGTCTGTAAAAACATCTTCCGTTATCCATACTTCATCATCATTACGATAACGTGTAGTGCCATTGTTAGTAATAATATCAAACTCAGTCGGATAACATTTTCCAAAATTGACAGTCAAGCCCTTAATAGTATGCGAATTTGCTAGCACCATTGTAACTGTTCCCATAATATCAGCAGTTACAATGCCGTTGTTATAGTAATCGGTGCCAGTTCTAGGCAAGAAAAAAGCATTGCCATCGAGGACAGCAATGCCAGGTTCTGCTGTAGCATATATTCTAGTTACTTCTTCGCCATCAAAAGGGGCAATGTCATTAGAATATTCTACTGTTTTTGTTTGTTTGTCTAGTTTTATTTCGTTTTGGGCTCGGGAATTTACAAGGCCTATTGTTGCTTTGATATAACCTCTGTTTCGGTTAAGGGACTTCATAGATTCCTTATATTTTTTGCTTACATTTTGCATTACATCACCTACCAGTATCTATAAGGTTGAACTGACAGTTACGATATTTAGTTACTATGTGCGATTTTGGACTTACAAACAATGGTTCTGCTGTTCTGTCGCCTGGGTACATTATAATTGTTATCGGTTTACCTGTGCGATAATCTTCAAATGTAACTGGAATATAAAATGGTTCAACCGCTTTTAACATTGCTTGCCAAATTTTGGGTTCAAGGCCGACCCACTTCATATTGTCCAGTTTATACAAGTCTCTGCCAATTCTTTGACCAATAGTTACATTATTTGCATTACGTCCAGCATTAACTGTCGTTGTAATAGTATAAGTAAAGCCAACGGCGGGGCACGGAAAGTCCACACCGTTGACATTTAAAAAACTTGATAATCCTTGTGCCATATTATCACCTCTATGCTGTTGTAAATTGATGACCGTTACGTGATCTACGCCTATCCGTTTCGCTGACAAGGGTTCGACCATCAATATTGATAGATGTATCTTTATCTGCTGTTTCCCTTGTATTCCGGGCAATTTGGGAAAGATAAGGCGTAAGTGCATCATCAACCGCTTGTCTAACTCCATTTGCAATGCCGGCGGTAATCTGCTCATTATTCGCAACAACAGACTTGCCGTTGTCGAATTTACCCATAATCTCACCTTGATTTGCCCTGAACCAACCATCTTCCGGAAATCCACCGGTTGCGTAAGTCGGCATAAAACTAAATGTACCAGACATTGCTTGCTTAAGTGGGTCTGATGCTTGCTTAACATTGAATTTTATTTCTTTTTGGGACATACCCATGAAAATTTTGTTTGCGGCATTTTCACCAAGTTTTTTTAAGCCCTCATCTGTCTGTGTCTTAATATTGTACTGTACACTTTTCCCAGTAAAGTTTTTTTGCAATGCATCATTAATTGACTTAACCGCACTACCGCTAGTTGTTGGCTTGCCGTTAACAGCGGTATTTGCATTATACTTAACTGTTTTATCTTTCCAGTACCGGCTGAAAATATTGGATATGCTAGAAAGTTTTTCACCTGTAGTTGCATTTTGACCGTTTATAGCGGTTTGCGCATCATATTTGGCGTTCTTGCCTTTCCATACAGATGACCACCGATTAGCTATTCCAGATAAGATGCTGCTACTTGGTGTATTTTGTCCATTTGTGGCGGTTTGCGCATCGTACCTAGCATTCTTGCCTCTCCAAGTATCGGCCCATAATTTTCCTATATTTCTTATGGTCGCTACGTTGTCTGTCTTATTATCATTTACTGATGTGTCTACATTGTAATCAACGTTTTTCCCACCAAAAATTGAGATCGCACCGCGAACTGATTTATTCAGTTTTTTATAGTCTTTATCAGTCTTTCCATTGGTGGTCGTATCAATATTAAACTTGCTGCTTATAATTCCTGATAATCCAACTATAGGGCTTGTTTTCATTCCGAATTTTGCAACACTGCTTAATTTGTCCGCAATTTTCTTGAGATATTCCCAAAGTGTTTTCAATTTCTCGGTAATTGAATTTAAAACAGGCTTAATAATATCCCATGCAATTTGAACTTTTGCACTTATATCCGCAATTTTTTTAACAATCCAGTTACCAATTAATTGCCGAATAACTGAACTAATTGCTGATGCAACAGCCAATATAGGTGAAAGCACAGTTTTTATTGAATTTAATGCCGGAGAAATTTTTTCACCTATTGCATTGGCAACTTTTGAAATAACCGAATAAACCGTACTTAACAAATTTGAGACTGTGCTTAATGCGGGTTTTAATACTGTTACAACCTTATCTGTATATGGAGACAACTTGCCCACACCAGATTTGATCTTGTTGATTATATCTACAATTAAATTCATTGGTGCAATAATATATTCAAGTGCTTTTTTTATGCCCTTGAATAATTTTGAATTGGATATTTTGCTATATGCACCTTCTCCAAATACTTTATCAATTATTGCTTGGCCTACACCTTCATAAATTTGCAATGGTATTTTAGGAATTTCTTTTGCCATAGTGACAATTAGTGAGCCTAAATTCCAAACAAGATTTCCCCAGTTTATACCGCAAATAAAATCAACAACTTTTTGCCCTAATTTTTGCCAGAGATTATCCTTATTTGCGGTATCAAAAGCACTAACAACATATTTACATATGCCTATAGCAAAATTAGACAATGTTGCTCCTGTAAGCCCAGCATCCCAGGTATTGAGAAATCCAGTTATTGAAGATATAAGCGATTTACCCAAGTTTTTCCAATCAAAATTGATTGCAAAAGTATTTCCAGCAGTAAGTGCTGTATTTATTGCGCCGGCAATTGTTGAACCAAGATTAGAGAACAATCTCGGAGTAATGAGGCCATTCAAGAAGTCGGCAAGTCCTTTGCCAAAATTTTTTGCCTTTTTGTATACCCTATTCCACTTAATAGATTCCATTGCCTTAGACAAACTATCACTGATATACTTGCCTAATTGGTTAAGGTTTTTGATGCTAGACTTGTAAAGTCCCTCTGTTTCTTTTATTTGGTATTTAAGTCCATTGTTGCCACCAGCACCGCTTACACCAGTGCCTCCACCAGAACCACCACCACCGTTTGTGCCTGTGTCTTTATCCGGTTCAACAACATTTAACTCATCAATTCCAAGAAGATGTGTTTTTAAATCTTTGGCCGCTTTGGCGGCTTTTTTAGTTCCGCTTGCCATATCATCAGCAGCACCGGCAGCACCTTCAAAATCATCAGATATAGCACCCTTTTGTATCTCTAGTTTCCATCCAAAAATTGCACCAAGGGCATTTACTACCTTTTCAGAAAAAGTGTAAACCGCCGATAAAGCCTTATTAAGCGCCTGTACAAGCGGTTTTAACATATTGACAAATGCATTGCCCCATACGCCAGCGATCGCCTTTATTTGCTCCTGTAAAATACGTAACTGGTTAGCCCATGTCTGGCTAGTACGCGCAAAATCCCCCTGTACATTCTTGGTGTTATCCATGACATACTGGTATCTCAGCATTGTTTTTTCTAGCTGAGTCATAGAGGATATGTTGGCGTCAAGACCTTTTTTCATTGCATACTCTTTGAGGGTTGCATTTGTAAGGTCAATACCAAAAGCTCGCATAGGCTCTGTCTCACCAGTAAAGATTGACCATAATTTACGCGAACTTTCTTCCTGCGAAATATTGTAGAAAGAAGCAAGGTCTGCTGATAAGGATGTAAGTTGTATCGACATATCAGACATATCTTTAACAGGTGCACCCATGGCAAGTCCCATGGCCTGGAATCTACCAGCTGTCTGCTTTGCAGATAATTCCGACATTCCATACATTTTTATTGATGTTTTGGAGAATTGCTCCAATTTGTCCGTGTACTGGCCAAACGTATTAACTACAACGTTCTGTACCTCAGTAAGATCAGATGAAATGTCTATGGCTTTTTTAAATCCGCTTAAAACTCTTTGCGCTGCCCAAAATGTTGCATACAGTTTTCCAACTGCTGAAGCAAGACTCCATATATGTTTTCTAGCACTTTTAGCACTGTTGCCCATACCGGAAAAACTATTCTGTATACCTCTGCTTGCACTTGCCGTTCTACTTCCTTGTGTTGCCAAATTTGCAAGGGCATGAGTCATTTGTATTACATTTTGTGATACTTGTGGTGCTGTAGCCATAACTTGCATAAACTTCTTAAGTTCTGCTGCAAGCGTCCCTAGTCCACCTGCGGTTTGTGTGGCTTTTATGCCTACTGACGCAAGATTGCCAAGTGCAGTGGTCATCTGTATTGTTCCAGTGGATAATTGCGGTGCAAGCGCCATGGTATTAAACAGATTGCGAAGCGTTACGGATAATTGCGGTAATGTTGCTGATACAACGCTTGCTTTTTGTCCGGCATTGGCAAGTCTTCCAACTGCATTGGTAAGCTGAATTACATTTGTACTAACGTTCTGAGCGCCTTGCAACATGCTAGATAAGCCTACAATCGCATTTCCAAGCTGGCCTATAGCGTTTATATTCATGCCGTTAATGTTCGAATTAGACAGCCTTGTAATGGAATTAATGAAGTTCGTAAGACCCTTGTTGTTGAACTGCATGTTCCCCAATACTGATATACTGGAAGCAAGTGGACTTATACTATTTGCAACCGCTGTAAGTTTCCCACTATTAATGTTTTCAAATTGCTTTATACCCTTGGCAGCTCTGTTAAAATCAGGCATTTTTACATTTTTTATTGCATTCATGCCCTGTGCAAGCTGGTTCATGCCCTGTGCAAACTTGGCTATACCATTACTATCAATTCCTTGCAATGTCTTAGACAGTGTGCCGAGCTTATTTGACAGTTTATCTACTGCATTAACTGCTTGAGTTGCACTTGCATGTATTTTAACTTCAAGATTATCTACTGTTGCCATGTTTCACCGCCTTGTTGTAATAAAAAAGACGGCAAAAACATCAGTCCTTGCCGTCAATCATATTGTGTGTCCTATCCCATTCTTGTTTTGCCTTTAATCGTTCTTCAATAAACTCATTTCTAAGTCTATTTACCCTATCTTCTCCATTTTCCATAAGTGGAGCTTTAAGATACTCTGAACTTGCTTTCTTGCCGTTAAGGCAATGATCTATTGCAAAGCAAAGAGCAGATCTGACATACGTTCCTACCCATGCATATACTTGTGAGTCATGTTCTTTTTCTGCCATATGATATGCTTTTTCATATGGTTCAAGCTCTGCTGGGCAAGATTTGTCAATATCCTCAACTGTAAGTCCATAGCCTTTGGTCATCATTAACCAACGGGGTAGTATTTCGTTACAGTAATTTTCGTAATTAAAATCTTTGTTATCCTGTTCAAGGATTATTTCTGTGCCTGATTCTGCACTTTCGCTATTTCCACCTCGAACAGTCTCTTTAAAAAACCATTGTGAAGCATCTCATTTGAGATATCCTCCTGAAGCTTAAGAAAATCTCCGTTTTCCTCGTCCACAAAATGGTCAAGCATATCCTCAACCTTACTAAGCTGTTCGTCACGGCCTTTTCCTGTAGTTAAGTTGTAGCCAAACTCATCTGAATGATTAGCCTGTAATCCAGCAAGTAAAATTTGTGGCATTAACAAATACATTTGCTCCATTCCCTCTATTGCTCCAACTCCATCGTCTGTACTTGACTGCATTACTCCAATTCTTGCCAGCTTGCTGATAAATCCAGCCCTAGCTACCGCCTTATTACCAAACTTAATATTGTATTCCTTGCCATTCATTGTAATTGTCATAATATTTTCCTTTCCTCCTACTCTTAATAGGAAAGGGGCAGTCCGAAAACCGCCCCTTGTTTGCTTAATACGTATAATCAGCCGATTTTGTATCTTTTGTATCGTCATCACTCAGCACGGCTGTATCTGAGCGGCTTGCTATTCCCCCGGTGTAAACTCTACCTTTGTGTCAAAACCAACAAGATCTTCGAGTATAAGGTTGATCTCAACTGTTAAAAGTTCATTCTGACCTTTTGGAGCCACTGGAAGAACTGATGGTGGCTGAGCCTTGATAAACTCTGCCTTGGTAAATCCAGGTGTGATTGTCTCAAACCACATAGATTTGCCTGTTCCTTCTAACTTCTTGTACTCTTCAAGCACCTTTTCCCACTCCGCCAGTGTATCTGGTGTCAAGTTGACGGTTACTGTATATGTATCAGATACAGTAGTTCTACCAGATATGTTTCTCGTGTAAAAATCTTCAAGAGCAGATGCGTCAATAGCCTCTGGTTCTGCTGTTGCATCGCCAAGCTCATTGATTCTGGTCAACTGAGTAAATTTGGTCGGCTTTTCGCCTGCGACTGTTTCAACACCATAACCAAAAGTAATACCCAGTGAACTTAATCCTGGTACTGCCATGTCTTTACCTCCTTAAAAATGTGCATAAAAAAGAGCCTCATGGCTCTAATTGCTAACTATAATATTGTGTCACCAGCCCCAAACACACGGCTGAATCGCATGTTACATATATACGTTCCACCATTAACACTGTATTGAGGTGTTCCGGTGACTGAAAATCTCATTTGTTTATATATGTCCGTTATTTTGGACATGATCTTTCTGCATTCGCTGTGATTCTTATTGGAAGTCACATCAACCTGTATTGTTTCTCTTACAGCGTTGATTGTCTGTCCCTCTAAATCTTGTCCCAGTTCCATTCCAGATAGTTCGTGAATATAGACTGTTGGAAATACTGCTGGTTGATCTGATTCACCTTTATCTGTAACGTTAAGCGTTGGGTATTTACCCTTAAGCTGTTCTGTTGCTTTGGCCTTAACAATGCTATATATTGTCGAGCCAAGTTCTATTGCCCATGCATTATCCATTGTCAAACACCTCTTTCACAACGTTCTTGACTTTTCTTTCAAGTTCACGAGCAGTATTGTACATATATGGCCTAGATGGCATACCCTCCGTAAACCACCAATGACCATTATCATCTTTGTAAAACCAGCCAATTCGACCATCTTTGAGTTGGTGGATTGTTTGACCGCTTGCATATTGCCAAGATACTCCCGGAGGCAATTCGCCTTTGTATGGTTTCTTTTGGCCTATAACACCAGTTCCAAACTCAACAAATGCTGCGTGATCTGTTCCAGCTACAACCGCCCAAATGTGACTACCCTTTGTATCTGTAACGCATTCTGATTGTATACTTTCAATCAACTCGCCTTTAAAAATAGCATCTAAATTCGCCAATTGCACTCTAGCAACTTCCACGCCATCATCAGCCAATCTTTCAGCAATAATGGCGCATTTATGGTCAAGCCTTGCTTGATGGGCTTTAAGCTCCTTGATTGCATTCTGTAAACTACTCACAGACAAAGATACATCTATTGTTTTTTTCACTTGACCACCGCCTTGAGGACATATTTTGTTGACCGCAAAGCTGGCTTGACTCCTACGACTGTAAAATCAGCAGAAGTTTTATCAATATAGCCATCCTCTGTGTATTCAACTTTGCTATTAAGCCATATAATGTCACTTTTTTTGATAGGTGCTCCTCTATCGGTAACTATGATTGCGTCAAAATCGTTAACATCAAAGCCATATTCTTTTGCCTGCGCTTCACCGCCAGAGAAAGAGATATTAGCCCTAAATGATACAGGCTCTTCATATGATATTTCTTTATGATCTATAAGAGGTATCTTTTGCCCCTCTTCTGTAATGAAATACTTTATATTGCTGTCATCATCTTTTTCATATATCTCTACTTCTTTGCCATAAGAAGCATATTTCATAGATTGCTTATTAATCTCAAGTGACATTACTTCACATCCTTGCCAAATCGCTTCCAAAGCTCAGATAACTTTTCCCAACCATACATTGCTACAAATGCAACTATAAATCCGGCTAGGATAGCTGCAAGAATCATATACCAAAGTATTGTCATATGTATGTACTGCATATAGGCAATAAAAGCCACAACGGTAATACCTATGGACAGCACAAACACCAATATGTCGGTTGGTATCTTCTTAAATACGCCAACACCTTTGATTACTTGTGTAATTACCGCCACAACAAATGTAAGTGCGCCTATGACAGACATTATAATAGCCAGGTTGGCTACAAGACTTTGTATAACATCCATTTTTACACCTCCTTATTTTCGTTGAGTCGTGCTTCCATTCCATCTATGCGATGATGAAGTGACTTGACACTTTCCTCAACTTTAATAATTCTGTTGTCGTGAGAATTAAGCTCTTTTCTCATTTCCACAACTTCATCTTTTATGTCCTTAGTGTTGCTAGATATGGCATCTAACTTCATATTTATGCGGGTGTTTTCTCGGACTCTATCCTCTAGGTCTGAATTATCAGTTCTTCTATTATTCTTGATATTCAGCACAAGGCTGACAATTCCAAAAAAAATAGAGAAAGTAACCGATATGATGCTGATAATTATTGCTACTGGCATATATCTACCGCCTTTCTCTTATGTTTGCATACTGCCCACCACCACCATAATGTATGCCCTCTGCTACCGTTGGGTAACGCACAATCTTCTATAATATCTCAACAAACGGAAATACATCAGCTAGCAGCTTATTTCTGTCAATCCAACTACGGCTGACTCCATTTTCGCCAAAACTTGCCATGTATTCCTCACCAGCTTGAGATAAGTCATATACTGCCAAACTGACTATATTGGTAGTATATCGTATCATATCTTCTTCTATTTGCTCATTCGTGTAATCAGATGGGTAATTACGCTTGTTGCGTATTTCCTGCTTAATTTCTTCAATATGCTGCTCTATTCTTGGATTATCCTGTAGATCAGTCCACTTGATAGAGTCATCGTCACCGACTTCATATTGACCTTTTCGTATTTTGACTTGCTCTACCAATGTGTATTCCATGACTACCTCCTACTCCTACAAAGCAAAATGAGCTATAAGCACTTCTTTTAATGCGCCACCTGTCATGTTTTCGGCGTTATCTATACCCTCTGATATTGCAAGCGCTTTTAGATCGTCTGTTGACATTCTGTTGATCTCGGTCTTGGTATGAATAGCAACATCAGAATCAGTTTTTTCTGTTTCTGGTCTGCTTGTTTCTGGGACATCATTTCCGGCATCATACCATACCCCATCTTTTACAACGATATAGGGATATATCATAGGTTGCCTCCTACTCGTGATGAACTTCAATTACGGCAGTGCTATCCATATTCTCATAAGATGGCAAAACAACCTCAGACGCAAATGTTGACATCTTCATTGGTGGGCCATACTCTGTCTTTGTAGCAACTGTAATTCCTGTACCATACTGGGTTACATCAACATCTGCTACCTGTCTTGCAGTTCTCTCTTCTGGTGTAGTGCCGAACCATGTATTGCCAAGATTACCCTCTGGAAGAAGTGTAACCTTATTATCTGGATAGAAATACTGTTCCTTGCCTTCGTCATCAATGTACATCTTATCGTAAAGCACGATAGTAAGTTTGGTTCTCTTCTGCACTACTGAAATAACAGTATCATCGTCAACCTCAATAGTTGCTGTAAGGTTCTGTGCAAGGATTGAGTTTCTTATCTGTGCATTGTCAAGAAGATACTGGAATGTATTGCTGTTCATAAGCACATATCTAGCAATCTTGCCTTGCTTTTGTAACTTCTTTCTTGCATTGTTAAGGTCTGTAAGTGGCTTTGAATTAGCTGTATCACTCCACATGCTTGTTCCGTCAAGCTTGATATAATGATCCGTAGTGTATGACCCGTCAGAATCATAATCATAGGAATACTGAACGCCATCGCTCTTAATGGTGATAACAGGATGTCCATTTACTGTTGAAAGAAGAGCCATTCTCATTCTCTCTGGAACAACCTCCGCACCGCTTACAAGTCTGCTTGTGTCGTCATATACCGCACTAAGAGCACTTGCAAGGTATGGATCATCAGCAGTGTTTGCTCTTTCTATTTCAAGCATTTCTGCTTCGCCTATGGTCATTCCCTCACGGAAAAATGCCATCTGTGTCTTTTCCTTAGAAAGTCCCTCTCTAGCTCTGATTGTTGGGATTGAATCAAAGTTTGATGGCGCAAGAGATACAGGAAGTCCCTTATGTGTTTTTATCCATTGCAGATCAAGTCCCTGTTTCTTTCTCTCTGGAAACCACTGTAATCCAAGATACGGAATCTGATTACTTGCGTTTTCTGTTGCTGACAGCGCAATTGACTTACTGTCAATAACTTCATTTACTAACATATGTTTTACCTCCTGTAATTACTCAAATACGATCATTGGCAGAGCTGTTTTGACTGCTGCATCGTATGTTACTCCTGAATGTTTTTCTGCAACCGCTGTGTTAAGATATGCTTTCTTAAGAAGAACTCCCTGTGGCCTGTCTTCTGTCACGTCAAATCGAAGTATGCCGACTACTGTTGCTGTGTTATCAGCCTTGCCATCTTTACCAATCGGAGTTCCAGCTTTAATTATCTTTTTGCCATTCACCTTTGTCGTAACTTCTTCAAAATCCAAAGTAAGAGGTATGGCCTCGTTTGGCTCTCTCTTGAGAATTTGCACATCACCTGAGTATGTTGTTTTTTCATACTGCATATTCATACTTGGCATCTATATTTCCCTCCTTAAATGTAATGTTTCAAAATATCATTTTTTGTATTTTGATTTTCAATAAGACCGGCAGCTATTTTTTCTGCCTCCGTCTTTGTGTCACTTGAATTGCTACCTGTACCACCATTGCCTGGTGGTGTTGAACCGTTGGCTATCTCTTTCTCTTTAGCCTGGGCAGCGGCAGTTTCTTTATCTGCGATAATCTTTCCAAGAGCGTCATAATCCATGGAACCATCGTCCTTAACCACTAGCTTTGCCTGTTCAGCGGAAATCTTGAATTTCTCGGCTGCACTTGTTCTCTGGCTTGCAATTGCCTGTGTCTTTTCAAGCTCTGCTATCTTCTTCTGAGCATCTTCAAGAGCTTTGGCATTTCTCTCTGCCTCAGACATACTCTGCCCCTTTAAATCCTCATACTCTTTTTCGATAGCTTTGAGTCTTTCAAGTTCTGTGTTGTTCTTATTTGCCTTTGCATTAGCAGATTGAACGTCCTTACCATTTTCAGCCATGACTTTTTCGATCTGCTCATCGGTCAAACCCATTGATACTAAATCTTCTCTTTTCATTGATTACCTCCGTATGTCTACGTTTTTATACGGTGCAACGCCACCGATTGACATTGCCGTTTTCTACGCTCACGGCACTTGCGAAATTTTGTATAAAAAAAGCAACCACAAACGTGATTGCTAATTTCCGATTATATTGTTGTATTGTTCTTCTGTTATCAGCCCTTTATCATAGGCTATTCCTCCGTCAGCAGTGTGTTAGTCATCATTGCCGTATATGTTACTTGTGCGTCTATACGCTCAATATCAGACGGTATTTTGGCTGGTTCATAGCCGTCATACTTCTGAGGATTGTTGTTAATATCTTGAAGATTAAGACTTTCAACAGGAGCATGAAACTGTGTTCCATCATACTCATAATATGTATGTGTTTTTGACTGTCCTCTGGGTTCTGCATATTCTTCTGTCTTAACTCTTTCATTAAGACACAAGTACACCCATGCTATTCCTTTGGTATCTATTTTTATAACAACTTCTTGCTGTGGTTCTTCTGCTCTTATTGTCATTGCTTACCACCTTCCATCCATATACATCTGTTATATATTTAAGGTTATGTTAATGGGCGTTTTCCTTAACAATGTCCCTAAAAGCTTTTTAATCAGCAGGCAAGTAATTCCAGTTTGCCCTGTCAAGCCTGTTTCAACAATTCAAGTAACAAAAGCTTCCTTTAGTTGAGTAACATTACCATGTAGCACCTGTTACTTTTCTAGTAATACCTAATGATTTACAAACCGCATTAAATACAACAAGATAACCATTATCATTTGGGTGAACCCCATCAACAAGTAGTGTACTAATATCTATGCCTCTATATTCACAATAATCAAGCATAATTTGGTTTGTATCAACAAATATTACATTATTCTTAATGCACAATTTCTTTATCGTATTACACATATCTTCAATATGGGCATTATATTGAGCGTCATTTTTAACACTTGCCGGAATTGGTGTCATAATTATCAAATCGACACCCAGTTTATTACACTTATTAATAAAACTTTGAATCCATGTAGACATAGAAGATAATGTTTCTCGATTATTTGTGCCGTACATACAAATTACAATGTCATCACTACTACTTACTAAAGTTGTAAAGTTGTCATTTAGCTCTTTGAAAGAAGTACCTATAATAGCATTGTTTGTAACACTACAACTGAATTTGTTTTCAAGATACTCTTTAAATAAATTCGCCCAACAATAACCATTGGGATTTCTATAATATTTGTTACCGAAGACAGAAGCAATATATTCTCCATTTTGAGCAAACCCAGTACCACCTTGTCCATGAGTAATACTATCACCAACTAGTTTAATTTTTGTATTTGTTCCACTAAAGATTTTATAAATAATATCTTCAAGTGTTTTAGTTTCCGGTAGTAAACTACTTTCAATTTTCTGTGAAAATTCTTCATAAGAAGTGAATGAATCACCTTTTTCAAATTGGTCACTATCTAATTGATCTAGTGACCCGCATATTCTTACATATTTGGTAGTTGGTGTTGTTGTTGCTGTGATTGATTTTGCGTTTGTCGTGTCGCTATACTCCCCTGTAAATAAACCTAAACATTTTTTATCTTTATCAAATTGTGAGCTTTGATTTTTATATCGTATTGTATAAGTTGTATTTGATTCGACTTCGATAAAATCACTTGTCCAAAATTTTGGGTTTACTAATAGATTACCTGTTCCAGGATCAACATAATACCCCTTTGTTACCGTTTTCTTATTGAATAAGTTTGTACCTATTTTTATAAAATCACAATCATTAGCGGTAACATCGGATAATTTATACTCATCCAATTCTTCCTTTAGTGAATCAACAGCGGTTCCTGTTGCTAATGCATCAGCCGGTATGCCGGCAACTGAAAGGGTATTATCAGTTATAACCTGAACAGGATTCTCCTCAAAATGCTGCTCCACAATCTGCTTTATCTTATCATCGGTAATACCACCCTTTTTAATTTTCTTATTGAGTGATGTGTATACTTCCTCTGCATTCATGTGCGCACCTCTCTATTCCTGTTTTATCCAACTATCGCCGTCAAACTTATATAAGTCTGTCGTGTCTATTATGTAGCATGAACTACCAAATGACACATATGTTGGTAGCTTATCTATATCCTTAGACAAAGCGTTGTATTCTCTGTAATTTCCTTTTGATTCAAGTGCCGTAATACTACCCATATCAGGTACATCATCACCTGGTTCATACACTTGTCCGTCTTGGACTACCGTATATCTAGTCACCATTGTTATTACCTCCGTTGCCAAGATTATCTACTATTTCTTGCGCTTTTTGTTCCTGTTGCTCTACATCATCTATAGTTAGATATATCTTATCCAAATATTTTTTAGACAGTAAAAATGTCTTTTCTGCGTCCCCCCACAATCCAACAGTCTTGATTGCGACAAGCGGATGTATTCCAGCCTGCAATAGAACAACCAGAGTCTGAGCTTTGGTGTACATATTATCCTGTGGGCTATGGTTTATCTGCACTGAAAAATCTCTAACCGTCAGTTTTAAATCTTGTGCATACAGTCTGATTGCATTAAGCGCAAGTTTTGCAAGTCGTTTTTCCGATGTTGCGACAAGCGGGTCTTTTAACTTTGTTCGTGTCTTACTAAAATCCCAGCCGTTTCTTAGCTCGACAGCTCCTTGCGTATCTCCACCTGTGTTACCTTGCTTAGTTGGAATTGCAAGAATTGTCTGAACGTTATCCCACCAATCGTCTTTGGCAACCTGAGTCTGAGATTGATTAAGCTCTTGCGACATAACATCTACATCAGCATTGTTGACACCATTAGTCGATTTAACAACTAGGGCGCCCATTTCTTTCATAGCTTTAAACTTGTCCTTGTCAACGTCGCAATTAACAAACTTAATCCATGACTGCACGAACTGTTCTATGCTATCCATTCTGTTAGATTGCATGTTGTTTATTGCGTCAAGCATATCTATTACAAGCTCTACGTCACTTATTCTTTCGTGATTATTAGGGTACTCAACAATCGGTATATCTCCGTAAGCGTGTAATCTCCAGTCTACAACTGTACTGTTATATATCTTGCACTCATGCGTGGCTGTGTAGCATTGCTTATACCACTTACCATCACTGTCCTTAAGTTCCGTGACGGCAACCATCGGTTCTTCGGTGCTGCTGTTGTATATGATAAAAGTATTAAGTGGACAAGGTGTAACAATCCTAAACGGCACATCACCGTTTGGGTTAAACTGGATAGCTTTAAATGCTGTACCAGTGGCAGATTGCCATTCACCAGCCTTTATGTCCTTATCTTGCTTACAAGCGTCTACCATGTAATCATTCAGATCATCAACCGCATTATTGATCGCGTCATCGTCTTTACGGCTGATATACTGTACCGGTTCTCCGTAAGTTTGTCCAACTTTGAATTGCACAATTTCATATGCATGATTTTCTACGATGTAATTGATTACATCGTCACGAATTACTTTAACTCTGTACCTTATTGGTTGGTCGCCTTTGTAATAATTCCATAAATACTTTATAATTGGCTTATTCCAGTTGAATACTCCTATGCACTCACCGACTACATTCACAATATTATCCGGTGTAATGGTGTCTACATTGGTATATGCTATTTTTCTACCATAGTGGCCTCTTACAAGGTCTTGCAAATGTAATCTGTTCATGCTAACTCCTACTTCATGAGTTCATTTACTCTCTTTTGAATCTTATCAGGATCATATCCTGCTGCCTTAAGCCTATTGATACGTTCCTGTCCGTTGCCCCAGCGACCAGCAATGACCTCATGTGCAACCGCATTGATGATCTTATCTTGTGTAATCTGTGATGTCTTAACAAGTTTGTTGACTGCTGCTTGAACCTTGCTATAGTCATATCCAGCCTTGGCCAGTCTGTTCTTGCGATCAGTACCGTTGCCCCACTTACCAGCAAGTACTTCCCTTGCGATCGTATTGACACTCTTTTTTACCGGCTTAATAGTGGCAATCTTCACAGCCTTAGTAGCCAGCTTGCGCCATGATGCTGCACTGATGTATGCCTTGTTGAGATCAAGGTTGCCGCTGTAACCTGAGAGCTTTCCGACAGATGTATACTGTCTGAGTAAACAGTTATAAGCTCCCTCGTTCCACGGATGTTTCTGATAACCAGTCTCAACATAGTCTGGGTACTGAGCCACCCACAGGCCATATCCAGCCTTTTTTACAGCGTCCATAGCGCTTTTCTGAACATAGATTAGTGGTTTGATACCTGTTTTCCGATATACATAGTTACACCATTTCAGACACCACTCAAGATCATTCTTGCCGAACAGAGGGTTATTCTTTGCCTCCCAGTCAAGCACAAGAACGGCTTTGCCAATATACTTCTTGACATATGCAAGGAAGTAGTCAGCCTCTTTCTGTACGTTACCGCCATTTGCGTAATGATACGCACCTAACAATCTTTTCTTGTTCAAAACTTTGTCACAGTGACTTGTAAAGTATCTGTTCTCATAGCTTGTTCCCTCAGTTGCTTTGACAATACAAAAATCAAAAGGAACTTTGCTTAAATCTATATTTTCATCGCCTTGCCAGGCACTAATATCTATTCCGTTCATTGTTTTTACCTCCTGCTTGCATTAAAAAAGCACCAGTAAGGCTACTGGTGCTTCCAAAGGGTTTATGAGGTTTGAAAAAGTATGAGAAAAAACAAAGTGTTTATCAATCAACTTGTTCATGATATATTATATAATATGTTTTATGGGACATTCTAGGACATTTAGGGACTACTTATATGTGTTTCCCCATTTTTGTTCAAATTCCTGTAATGCTTTACCATGTCTTCGTATGATCTGTTTGTAACAATAGTTCATCTCTATTGCCATTTTTTCAAAAGTCTTTTGTTCAACGTATCTTGAGAATAATATCTGATAAGTCATTTCGTCCGACATGCTATCTATCTGGGATATAATTATTCGTTTGTTGTCAATGTATCTATCAACAAGCATATCTATTTCATTTTCCATTTGCTCAATTTTGGACACAATCTTGTCCAGGGTGTCATAGCTAGGTGATGACTGCACTCTTTCATCATTTTTGACTGCTGATACGCTACAAGCCATAGATCTGTACTGTGCAAGCTCCACTAGCTTATTATTGATAAGTCGGTCATATCTGCCTATTTGTTGCAAGTATTCCTTTGTTCCCACTAATCAATACCTCCTAAATGGATTTAATGTCGCCTCTGCTACTGCTGTATTCTCCGGATTTTCAATAAACATTTCCAACTGAGTGATTCCGTCTGCTGCATCATCATGCTCATTGCCACCAATGCTAACAAACATTGTCAGCTCATCCATAGCAGCTTGATATTCGTCATCTCTGTAATACCTCTTTATTCCAAGTTCTGCATCTTTTTGCATCTGCTCTTGGGTTCTTCTGTGTGTGTCCAAAAATATAAACTTACGTTTTACATCACCAGAATAGGCTATTATCTTTGCTAACTTTTCAACTTTGTTTGGGGCTTTGCGACTTGAACACGAACATTTATAGCCCTGTTCTTGTAATTTTTCATCCACATATTGGCAATAAAGATCACCACCAACATTACCCTCAAATCTAGTTTGCCTTATTCCATTTTCAATAATTCGACCTACAACAAGTGGCACTGTAACCTCTTTTGTACCCTTATTAAACACCCAACCTATGATATAAACATCACCGTTGTCATACTCAACGCCAATAGGCATTGATAAGCTATCGCCACCACCCCAGGCTATATCTGTAACACCGATGTACCTACAATCTCCGTCTGGTAAAACTCCGTTAAAATATCTAAGATTATCTGTTGGGAATAGCAATCCCTCACGGACGTAAGGCTTTTGCATGAACTTCGCCATCCATTCAGCGTTTTCCAATTTGTCTCGCATATCCCTATAGTATTCCGTGGAAAATCCGTTTATTTCATAGTTGAAATTACTTTCGTCATTCTCATTAAGTGCCGGTATTTGCCTGAATCTATATTGAGGGTCTTTTTCATATTGTTTTCTGAGACGTTCCAGTGGGTCTAGGACATTCCAAAGAGTACCAACCATCAATTCTCTTGCACCGTCGTTTTTACGGTCTACCATTTTGTTAAGGTATTCCTGATAGGTATTTTCCATACGTGTAGGTGACAAAGAATGTTCACGATCACGCACAAGGTCATCGACATATAGATATCCGTCCGCTGATACATCAACAGCACCTGTCCATGTGCCATCAATACCCCTACAAGTAATTGTTGCAAATCTGTCCGGATCACCAAGCGTAATCGTAAATTCATCCGCACTTTTATCCGTAACAACTGATTTGTATTTGGGGTGATAATAACCAAACAATTCTCCAAATGTATACTCAGGCGTCGATACAAGATTCATAAGTTCTTTGTAAAAGCCCTTAGCAAGTATTCCTGAATGTCCACCCATTGCTGAATGGCTATTTGGTCTGCGTAGCATAATCCACGCAAGGAAAAAAATACAAATTGTACTCTTTCCAACACGGGACGGCATAGACAAGCCATAGAACTTGATTTTGCGCTGCTCCAAATCTTCCAAATCTTGTGCAACAACATTTAAGGTTTTTCGCCTAGGCTGATAAAATCTCTTCTGCCAAGCTCTATTCTTCTCCATGTAAAAAATAAAGCTTTCAAATTTATCATAAGATTCAAGTTTCAGAATTTGATAATATTGATTGACAAGCTCTATCTCTGTCTTGTTTGCCTGGGCGAATTTCTCTATTTCCCATATATCCATTCCGAATTGTTTCAAACAAAATTGATTTACGATTGTCTTCGATCTTGCCGTGCATTCAAGCATTGTAGTGATATCACCATCATTTTTGGCTAGTTGGCAAGTATCAAGATAGGCATTGATAATTGTTTCGTCTATGCCCCGGACATCTATGTATTTTTCGCAATCCTTAATCAAATTCTGTAATTCAGACATAAAAAATAGCACCTCGCTAAAAAGCAGAGGTGCTATGGCCTCTGCCTATAATTTTTCTAGGGTAGCGGCTACAATCAATCTGTAGCCGGTAATATATTTATTTGCCAATTCCTACAGTTCCTAAGTATTCAACACTGTCTTTTGAAGTATAGACAATGATTTTATCGTTGCGAACCATATTGGGTTTTTCTGTAACTTCGATTTTGTTCTCATCTTCTGTAAAAATAAATTCAACACTTCCATTGTAGGTTATCAGTTGTCTGTTTATGCAAACTGTAATTATCTCATAGTTGTAAGCAGGGGCGCGTGAAACTGTACTTTGGTATCTAGCGTAAATTCCACTTTGTATCTCTTCTATTTCGCATTCGTATTTTTTGGTTTTATTAACCCAATTTAAAAATAATATCAGTGCAGCAATGCTAATAACAATAACAATAGTGGGAATAATGATTTTAAAAAATTTTTTCATAAAAATTCCTTTCCACTGATAATCAATAACTAAACATTTACTAATTTATCTGCATACCTTGTCATTTCAATTTGAGTTTCATTATCATCTTTTGTGCAAACAGTCACATATCTACCGGAGATGCTTTTAATATCTCCTATGCGGATTTCTGTTTCATCATCTTTAAATCTGTAACACTCACGCATTTTCTCAATACAGTTATTCATCTCTGATATTTTCATAATATCACTCCTAACAATTTATCTTTATTCCCTCTGTCAATATGGCGGTTTTATCCTCATTCAGAATTGTGTTTCCGTTTTCATCCGTTTTATGCCATCGTGCATTAACTTTAATCATTGGACTTTGGTTTGCATGACCAATAAAATGTAACTCCATGTCCGTGCAATTTACTTTTTTGCCGTCAATAAACACTTGTGCAGTTTCGCCATTGGATTTTATCATAATTTTTTCTTCTGCCGTCTCAAATGGTTCACATTTATACATAGATTTCCAACTATCTTCATACCACCTATCCATTTGAGCAATAACACTTTTTGCATAATATGTAGGTTTGCTCATCGTCTTTGTACGGTTGCATAAAACTTCTTGATAGTTCTCAATTATAAATCGACAATCATTGCCATCGTATTCATAATCTCTGTAAAATTGATAAAATGTTTTTAATTTTTTAACAAAATTAATTAGTGTTTTCATTCTTCATAAACCTCTTAAAATCTTTCCTGCACTTAGGGCACAAATCATATTTGCGTTCTTTTCTCCATATAGCCATTTGGAGTGTTTGCTCTGCTAAATCTTCTGCCGTATATACAGTTTTCTCGTATAAAGGTTCTAATTCTTCTGTTTTGAAACGAGCGTATCTTTCATTGTAAAATGTCGTCATTTCTTTTCCACACCTGTCGCAAGTGTGCCATTCTCTTTCATGTTTCATATATTATACTCACTTTTTTATTTTAATATTCTGCTTATCAATCGACCGTGCCAATATTTAGGTTGTGCATTGATATATAGCATATTTCTCAACCATATTCTTTTCATCCCCTTATGTGTAAAAGGGTATTTTTTCGCAAAATGTATACAATCTTTGATGTATTTAATAAAGCTCATTATTTTGTTTCCTCCCATGATTGTGGCAAATATTCCACTGTTCCATCGTTTTCTGACTTTTGCCATCCACCATCGCTATTGTAGTTATCACGGCAAATAGCACCTGTACGTGATACCACAATATAATTGCCGTCTTTTTCAGGATTGCCACGTCTAAAGTGCTCTTCTGTGTATTCTTGTTTACGATTGTCCACCGTCATTATTATTCTCATTCCAATACACCTTAAACCCATGCTTTTTATATTCTGCAACTGCATTTTTAAGACTGCCTATATCTTCATATTTCTCGTTTAGCATAATTGCTTTGTCATCCTTAACTACGGCATATATGCCAAATTTAACAGCCTTTGACGCTATTTTGAGAACTCCTCTGAAACCTTTTCTGTTCATAGTGTATACACTAGCATCAATATTAACTATCATTCCTCCACCAACTTCCTGTCACAGATAGGGCAATAATTTATGTTAAACTGCCCCGACCCATATTCGTTTCCACTATTGTCGTAGACAGATGCCAGTTATATGTATTGCCAACTATCATTGCATTTCCGTATGTATAACCATTTTCTATCTTTTGACGTTTGCCATCGCAAAATCTACACACTTTTACTTCTCCTCATCTTCAAAAACAAACAACGTGTCCGGAAATGGTTCTCCGCTAAATAGCATATTGAGGTATTTCAAAAAGGTCGGAGTACTCATTCCGGCTATTCGTGCAGCTTTAGCCTGTGTAACTCTACCAGCCATATATTCTGCTACTGCCTTCGAAAACTTATCCGGATCACATCTATGTGTGCCTTTAGCCATATTTTCACCTCGTAATAACATTTAACAAATGGCAGAGATGGGATTTGAACCCATGACCTCTAGCTTATGAGGCTAGCGAGCTGCCAGACTGCTCTACTCCGCGTCATTATACATATGGCATACTATATAGCCGCATGCCGGGGCCTGTGATTATTTACTCTGGGAGGAGTATTCGACCGCCTATACGGCTACAGTTGGCATTCTGTAGGCTGATTTTCGCAAAACACTCACCGGACCTGGTGACGGTCCTTTATTCAGCATTCCGCTAGTGAGTGAAAGGAGCACAAATGAAACAAACATTTGTTCAGTCAAGGTAAAAGAATTTGAAAACCTTAACCGCATGAACGATATGGGATTTGAACCCATGACCCATAGATTAAAAATCTATTGCTCTCCCAACTGAGCTAATCATTCACACTCGCCTTGTATGGTCTCAAGGCTCCCATGGTTAGTCATGGTGGACTGTATAGGTGGAAAGGCTACTTGCAACAACTGCCTATACTCAGTAGCGGGGCTAGTGGGATTTGAACCCACGGATGCAGGAGTCAAAGTCCTGTGCCTTACCACTTGGCGATAACCCTATTTGTATTTCTCCATTTCATTAACACTCATACCGACTATTCCGGCTGATTCATCACTGTCAGTATGCTTAAAGTATTCTCCTCTTTGCGGCCACATATATCTGAACATAGCATAATTGGCAACATCAAGAAGATATTCCGTATTCCCTGTCTCTTTAAACTTTGCAAGGCATTTTTCAAGGCTGCCTATTGCATCAACGTTGCCTGTGGCAAAATTTCTTCCGGCTCTGCCATACTTATAATGACTTTGAACCACTAAAGCCTTGCGCTTTTCATCAAATTGTAAACTGTAGTCAGTTTTCAGAATATCATCAGTCACACTCATTGTTTTTGCCCTCAAAGTCTAAACATACATGTCCAGGTTCAACATAATCTGAATAATATTCGCTATTCTGATTGTTACAAACCTTATCACCATCTTCTGTTATGCAGTATTCACAATTGCTGCATTTATCTTTCGCCATAGTGATTACCTCCCAATGCTTAGTTATTCTTGCTGAGATTTATTCCAAACGCCACAGCCTTAATTAAAGCAATTATACCCATCAATATATATATCCAAACAGGGGCATTAAGTTTTATTGCAATCCAAAGTAAAATGATAAGTTCGATCATATGTCACCCTCCTGTTTGTGGTTGGCTCTCCAAGTGTCAAATCCATCCGGATACCTACTTTCAAGTTTTTCTTTGTTCGTCTGCATAACATCATCAAGGGTAAAGCCGCTTGCATCACAGATCATGGCAACATACCACATTACATCGCCACATTCTTTCTTCAAGTGGTCTATGTCTATGCCTTTTTCGTGAAATACGCCTTTTTTAACAAGATCAGCAACTTTGCCCGACTCACCTGTAAGACCTATAACACCATTAAGCAGTTCAGCAACGTCTATTCCATTTGTTGTTGAAACAGCATTAAGAAGTCTATCTCTATTCCTGCCATCATTTGTACGCATGGCAGCCATTTGATATTCAATTCCGTTCATTTTGTTCCTTTTGGGGATTTTATAGTTTTGTCTGATGTGATTAAAGAATATCTATCTGACCGATAGATAACTGTTATATATGCATTATACACATACTGTTTAGATTTTGTCTATATTTTTTTCTGAATTGCGATTATATCGTCTATTGGGACTTTAAACAGTGCTGATAAAATTATCAGATTGTCAACTGTAGGTATTGATCTTCCTTTTTGCCACTTGTATATCGCATTTGGATTTGTAAATCTAAGTATGTTTTGTAAATCCTTAACACTTAGTCCTTGTTGTTTTCGATAATATACTATGTTTTGACCTGTTTTACACATGTCTATAACAGGTATATCAATCATATATTCTCACCAACCCTATGTTTATTTGTTTTGTCATTATGTGTAGATTTATACTTGATATATTTATATGTGGCTGATAAGGCCTTTTTATTTTAAAAATATTTGGGGGGCTTAGTAGGGGCTCTCCTGGGGTCCTGTCACACCCCCACCCCCTCCAGCGTTCTTTTTTAGCACTCGTTTTGTCTAAGTGCTAATATTGCTTGAATTGTTCGCACAATTTGCCATTATGTCGCCTATGTCTTTGTATCTATTCGCAAAACCCACGTTTCACGCACAATTATATATTTATTTCATATTGCTATCATCAAAAAGTGGCTTATTTCCTACGTTTTCAGCCTGTCTTAAATTGTTTGAATTGTCCGCACAATTTGACACAGTGCAATCAACTTCTAAGGCCTCCGCCTGCGCTGAATTGTCTGGGAGTTTTGCACAATTTAATTCTAGCATTTGCCGCACATCGGCAGCAGATAAAGCCGGCTTTTCTACGCTCTCACGGCTCACGCCTGGCAAATTCCAGCTAAACCGCCTGTTCATAATCATAGCCATAGCCACTGGATTCTTGTTACTCCACAATTTTGATTCACCGGAATCCTCGTATTCTGTAATCAATTTTTCATAAATTTCACGGGCCGATGGGTCAAGCACCCTCGCGCCTCTGCCCCAGTCCCATATAGTATCATGTTTAATACCAGTTAATTTACAAAAACCACTTATAGTACAACCTTTGTCATATAGACCACATATATATATATAATAATCGCATATATAATTAACATACTCTATATTATAAGCTCCACAATTAGACATAGCTAAATTGCTATTATTATTATTATAATTAGCATATTTACCTTGTAATTTTAATCTATTAGTACCTTTAAAAGCATGATTATATATATATATTAGACAGGCATTCCACACCGTTTGGCTAACAGATCGCAAGTTATCAATTTGTTGCTCTTCGCAAAATTGCTGTAAATATAGTTCTATGTCATTTTCGAAACTTTCCGCCGTCTCTGTCATGTCCTTGCCTCCTCTCTAGCTATATATTATATATATACATATACAAAAACCGCATAGAATACAGTTGAATATACTCTATGCGGTTAATACCTCTTTAGTGTTTTGATATGAATAAAAGCATCAATAAAATATATACTATTGTTTTATTTATTTGTCAATACTGATTTTTATGGCCAGTTTGCGACCTGATCCCACATTTTGTTATATTCATTTATTGCCTCCCGTTCTGTCAGATCGAACAATGTTGGATAGTTCCAACTTCCGTCACTTTGCCGCCCGGCTTTGTGCTGTTCAAGCTGATCTATGCAGACGCTTGCGCATGTATGTGCATAAGGTCCTAAATCCAGCATGCAGCGCGCCCGGTTGTTTTTCTCTTCAAAAATTGCGAACACATCACACATAGACGCCGGGGGCAGTCCTTTTTTTCTGTGCTGCTCTGTTATACTCCTTTATCATTGCTTGACGGCTATTTATATTTAACTTATAACAATAACCACGTTCCAACACTTTTTCTATACCTCCAACATTTTAATATATAATAAGCATAAAAAAACACGGCTATTATATCAATAATAACCGTGTGACAAAGTTCGGCAAAGTTTTTACTTGTTATAAAAATCATTAGCGGCACTAGCCATAATTCTAGCCGTGTTGTATTTTCCATCTGCTCCAGATGTCCAATCAAAATAAACGTCCGTGACCTCGCAATAATCGCCCGGGTTATTATATATTCCTGCCGGCATAGCCGCGCCGCTTGTATGTATTACAAGATCACCATTTTCTTTTATCCAAACTTTGTTTACATTATTCTTTTTTTCTAACTGCTCATTTACCTTTTTAATTGTTACCATTGTTTATTCTCCTTTGCTTATAAAATATACTCTATCACGTATCTGTCACCCTCAAAAGTGACTAAATCCATATCCCAGTTTACAAGCGGCCCATCGTCCGAAGTTTCTACTTCGTCCCTTAACTGCTGTTTATATTCGTCTTCTAGCTCTCCGGCGTACTCGTCAAAGTGCTCTAAAAAGTCCTCATACTCGTAGACTACGGCGCCACGCTTTAAATATTCTTCCGCCTCTCTTTTTGTCTTGTTTGTAGTCATTATTATTTTTATGTCTTTATTTTCCATCTTTTTCCTCTCTTTCTCCGCCCCTTGGGCGTCCTTTCTTTTATTTCTCTGTTCCTCTAAGTTTTTTTACCATATCGGGATATGGTAGCTTAGCACATTCTTTCACATATTCCGCATCACAACCCGCCTCTAACGCTTTGCGAATTTCTTTCATTGCAAAGTCTGTATACTTTGCAAATGCGTGATATTCTGGATAGTCCGGCCACGCATATATTAACACCTGTTTAAATGTAAGACCATGCTCAAAGCCTTTCCTTATCTCTTTAGCCTCAAGACCGTCAAACGGTCCCTCGGCTATTAACCTTATGCCTTCCGGACATACTCTGTGTGATATTGCTTTGTATACCTCCTTTTTCCTGAGGTATAAATCGCTTCGAGAAGATATTAATTTTATTTCTTCGTCTGTAAAATTATGCTCTATGCCCTTTCTTATTAACTTCATATCCAGATCGCTAAAATATGGGTTAACATATATTTTAACCTGTTCTTCTGTCAATCCATGTGCAAATCCCTTTTCAATTTGTGATATTTCCTCTTTCTGAAAATGGACACCATCAACGGTGTTGAACTCATAATCAATATTCATATTTTTCCCACCCTCGCCGATCTGCTCGGCGTCCTTTCTTTATCTGATGTATACATTATATCATTTTGTGCCTTATATGTCAACGTTTATTTTGTGCCTTATTTCAATATTTTCTCTTCGCGTTCTAGTTTTTCGGCAACTGCCAGCTTAATGAAGTCATTTGCGCTATACTTCAAGGCTTTTATTCGTTCTTTCGTGCCTTTTGCTAATCTGCAATTAATGCGCTCGTATTTATCATCATATTTATAAATAGCCTTTCGTGTTGCCGCGCTTGTTTTATATTCCATTTTTCCGCCTCCTTTTCACTTGTTGATATATCTATAATATATTGTTGTGCCTTATATGTCAAGTAGATCTATCACAGTCAAGTAGATCTATCACACATTAATATAGCGATCCCCTTTTGTTTGCTTTGTGCCTTATATATATTGTACAATTTACAAGCTGTTTTGTGCCTTATATTTGTGTATTATTCCATCTTGTTTTGTGCCTTATATCGTAGTATCATTTAACCATAGCAAAGAGATAACAACCTTGACAATTCCACATGACAGACATTGACGACTTGCAAAAGCTTGCCGCCGGTGCCTGGTGGATAGCAAGGCAGAACATACAAAGGAGAATAAAAAAATGAGAATAATTAAAATTTATGACAGAGCAACAAAAAGCTATATCGGAGAGGTAAAAGCAAACAAAGATCAGATCAGAACAATTGAACATGATTTCATTGTTAAGGAGGTATAAAAACATGAGATATTATCACAACATACCAACAGGATGTGCCCCGAAATGGGAGCAGATCAGCAAGACAACATATAACATTATGTTAGGCTGCTACAAAGCAGCCGAGGCAACACCGGAGCAGATCGCGCAAAGAATAAAAAAAGAATGTGATCCCGGCGATCCGATTATATATGGTCCCGGAGATCCAGGAAACGCCGTGACCTGTGAATTTTATATGTCATTTGAAAAAGGCGGCGAATGTCTCATATATGCCAAGTGCGCCGGAGGTTCAATCCTTGCACCGGCGGACATGTTCAAATTTTAGCCGAAACGCTCCGGAAGTTGGAGCGTCAGCCGGGGACGGTCTCCCGGCTCTGATGATGGCAGACCAGAAAGGGAAAAAACATGGCAATAACAGAAAGAAACATAAACACAGAGGATCTAATAAGTTTTGAGGAAATAGCAAAGAAACATATAGCCGGGGAATATTTAGCAATCGGCAACGATGGGAAAAGCTATCACGCTTCCTACGTTCCGAAATATAGACCATCCGGTGTGATGTTCTTCTGTATTCCGGCCAGCGTGGAAATATTAGGATATTTAGAAATTGTTTAAGTCGAAACCGCCGCCCCGGCGGTCTGCAGGAACTGCCCCACCTGCACCGATGAGACAGGGCACAACATGAAAGGAGAAGCAAAAATGATAAACGAAACAGCACAGGAAAAAAGAGAAAGAATATTTGATTCGTACAAAAGGAATTTAATCGAATTAACAAACAATAACACAAAACCGATTCGCTTTAATTGTATCGAATATGTTTGCAGATTTCCAAAAATAAACCCTTTTGAAATGGCGAAGGCATTAAAAAATGACGGCTATAACATTGTTTTTGATGATTCCAGCATAAGCCAGAAAGAAAATGACAGAAAAAGAAAAGCGGTTGAAAAGTTCGGCAAGAATTAAAGGAATTCCGGGCGGTTCGATTTTCCGGCTTGCTTTTGCCTCATAAGAGGATATAAGAATTGAAAGGTGGTGTTATATATAGAAAGACGTTATACAATTAAATTCAAACCACACAGAAGAACATCTGTTTTATTAAAAAACATTTGCAGTGTGGTTGTATCAGCAAAAAACAAAGAATCCGCAAAGGAATTAGGTCAAGCCATTGTTAAAGATTTTTATAACGGCAATGATTACTACGCAAAACAATATACATACATCATTGAAAGAGAAGAAAATATATAATCTTTCCGTCATCCGTTTAGGCGGTCGGCAGGGTCCGAAGCCCTGCGGCGGTTTTTCCTGTAAGGGATAAAATTAAAATATGGAGGTCTGTGATATGACAATATACAAAAAATTAGACACTTTAACCGCTGGGGAAATCCGCGGAAACCTAGAAAAATTCACATTTATTTATGGGAAAATGGCAGTTGAAACTTTAGGACTTGAAAAAATAAAAGACTTTTCTTTTTGGGACAATGGGCGAAGTGTAATTATATACACAGGCGCGCAAGTGGTTTTTGATTGTAATTATGATTTTTTCTGTGGATCAAAAAGACTCACAACTTGTTATAATAAAAGTGGTTTGTTTTTCGAATTTAATAATTAATATTTGATTAAGGGCGTACGAGTTGCGCCCTTTTGCCGTCGCTGGTGGGTTGCGGCTGGTTCAATTCCAGCCGGGCGGCTTTCTGATCCTTGATAATATAATATTGCTATGTCGGCGCCTGTGTGCTATGCTGTTCATGTATAGCCTTATTAACTGTATATTTATATTTAATTGTGTGAATTGTCTATATAATTCTATACAATTATATTATCTATGGCGGCTTATTAATTGCGCCTGTCTGCTGCCGTTTCTGGCGGTGGATCTCGCCCGGTTTATATTGCTGTTGTATGAGCAAAAATAACAACGCGTTTATTTGCGTTTTAAGACTTTTTGAGTGTGTGGGCGTGTAAATCTGCTAATAGCGATACGCAAAGCAGTGAACAGAGTCTAGCGCGGCAACAATGGCATATTATAGCTTCTGTCGGCGGTGTTTTTTCGCCGTGTGACTGGTCCCGGTTTGGGTTATGCCTTACTTTGCCACGTTGAAGTGTTTCAATTCTGTTCAAAAATCTGAACAAAACTCGCATGAAATTGAGAAAAAGTTGAGAAAAAATTTTTTGACCGTCCGAAATTTTCAGAATTATTTGATAAGGGGGGTATACATTAATCCGAATATTTTTTTATAAGAATTTTTGAAAAATTAATTTTTATTTTTGATTTGATACAATAACAAGAGCTTTGGCAAGATAGTGCGATTGCCCTAACTCTTCTATCAGCTTTTTCCTGGTCATTTCTGGGTTAGTTCGTCTTATATACTTTAATATCTTATCTATGTTATCCATACATTCTATCTCCCATATATCCTGTTAATATATCAACAATTTCAAATACTTGGTCGCCATATGTAGCAACAAAGTTACACAGTATCTCTTCCTGTTCTATAGGCATATATATGTTATATGACATGCAGACGCAATGACACAGCTCATGTATAATCACTTTACGCAGAAATGCCCCATGCAAACTTTTAGCCAAATATATGCAGTGGGTATTCATGTCTGTTACTCCCACGCTCATAGAGCCATCTGTACGGCTCAATAACGAACTTTTATTGTCCACCCATACAATTTGCCATTGAATACCATTTAATTCAAAATTCAATCTATATGCCCCCTTAAAACGCAAGAGAGCGACTATGCACTCCCTCACGCTTATATACATCATGTGTAATTGTTACAGTTTTGTTACAAGTGTAGACATTTTTGACTTGAGCATCGACCGCTCTTCTGGGGTCATGCTGCCGATCACATCTGTAATGTCCTCACTAACTCCTTTGAGGTACTTCTCGAGTTCCTGCATAGTTGTGTCTTTATCCTTATGCATTTCTTTCGCTTCGATGTATGATCTCCTCATCATGCCACTTTTGCCTTCTCTGCTGTCTCTTGTAGCAGTTGTTGGCTCTGTATAGTGCATTCTACCACTCATGCGGTCAAGGTCTCTCATTCTTTCCTGCATTGGCTTATCTTCCCATGTCCTATAATCGTCTGGCATTTGATGATAGTAAGGAGGCTCTATATATCCGCGTCTTGTTCCTCTGCCTTTCGGCGCAAATCTGCCATTAGCATAGCGGTAGTTATCGTAAAATCTTCTATCTGGATAATCTTCGTACTGTTCTACCATGCGCATAATATCATCGTTATCTTCTGATTTTTCCATAGCTTCAACAATTCTGTAATCCTTGTCAAAACAAGCTATGTTCTTTGCTATTTCTGTAAAATCCTTTAAATCGTCAAGGTTCTGCCCCTCAAAGTTATCTAATCCGATTGCTTCAACTTTCGCCTTAACACATTCCATAATCTGTTTAGCCCATTTATGCATAATATCAAGCCTCCCTTACTGCGATTAAGTTACTATTCTGCACTTCAATAGCCTGTGCCGATGTATTCTGCACCGCTACTGTACTGCAGCAACCGCAAGGCACATCAATATAAGCCTGTGCCGACACATTAAAGAAATTCTCAACTGCGGCTGGAGTTACAATCATTCGTGTTGACTGTAAAGGCTCTCCATCTACTGCAATAGCAAGTGAGATAGCTTCAACTGTACCGCCTGTTGGTATCTGGATATTACCGCTATAGGATACTAAAAATCTTGCCTTGCACTGATTTGTAATGCCTCTTAGCTTGATAATTCCGCTTCCCTGTCTGTGAACTATGCATTTAGTGCCACATACCGGTGTTTCTGTAAATGCAACATCTTCGCCTGCGGAAACTGTTTGTAATGCAATCCCTGTTATCTCCATTATCTTTACCTCTCTTTCATAAAATAAGGGCAAACATATTTCAGTCTGCCCTTGGGTTAAAAGTAATACTGCATAGCAGACATAATCGAGTTAAACTCAATTAAGATACTCAATTATTCGCTTTTACGTAGCTGCTACTTTTAGCAGCCACAGCCTGCATTGCAACCACATCCATAAGCATAAGCATTAGGATTAGGCACAACATAAGCTGGAATAGCTGTAGGATTTACAGAGTTGACAATCTGCTGTGTTTGTGCTGTCATTGCAGTAGTCAGAAGTGCATTCTGTCTATCCTGTGATGCGGCGAGCCTTAAGCTATTGTTTTCTGCCTGTAATGTGGCTATCTTGTCCTGAGTCAGGAAATCAAGGATGCTTCTCGTGCTGTTCTCGATAGCCTGTCTTGTCTCACAAGCCTGTGTAGCCATGTTGTAGTTGGTGTCGCAGAAACCTCTCTCAATCTGTCTCTGAGTCTCACAGCAACAAGCGGCATTCTGAGCAGCCATGTTGTTAAGGGTTGCCTGAATAGCATTTGTGTTCTGCATACCAGCTACAGTGTCAGCGTTGATCGCCTGTTGTATGCCATAGCCTGTCTGCATGATATTTGTGTTAATGCCGTTAAAACCAGTAAGCATGCTGTTGTTCATGGCATAAAATCCATCACAAAGTCCGTTAGAAATGCCGTCTAACTTGCTGATAACTGCTGAATTATCAAATCCTCTCTGAATATCAGCTTGTGTAGCTGCTGTCGCAACATAGCCACCACCATTGTTGCCGCCAAAACCGCCAAATCCACCATTGCCCCATCCAAAGAGCAAGGCAAATACAACGATTATCCAAAGCCATCCGCCGTCAGCCCAACCACCATTGTTATTGCCATTACCATCAATGTTAGCCACTAAAGGTACGCTGGCACAATTTGAGTTTGAAAACATATTGTTACCTCCTGAAAATATATTCATAAAGATGTCACCTAGGTAATTTGCAAAGACATCTAATATGCTACTAATTACCAAATCTACTTTTTATCTGATTAAATACATCATCTGCATTTAATCCCTTTTCTTTGCACAAATTTCTCGCCATTTGCTCTATACCCTGTACGTTGCCTTGTTGTGCCATATTGATAGTATTTTTCATCATAGGATTACTCATAATCTGATTATTTCCCATCATCTGCTGTATAAACTGTTGTGGGCCAGCTTTCATCATTTGAAAAATGTTAATTGGGTTCATTCTTCGTCACCACCTTTACTTTGTGATCGCGAATTTTTTCTTTGAGAACTTGTTAGTTTGCTTTCAATTTCTTCAATTTTTGAATACAGATTATCCAATCTTGTTGTAATACCCTCTGTAACGCTTTCTGATAGGTCTATTTTGAATTTTTCTGCATCAAAAGTATTATTTACTGCCTGTGTCGTTTTTGCATCTCTAACAGGCTTATACACGATTGTTTCAATTTGCCCTTCTGCGTTCCATCCTTTAACATAAATCTCGGACAAATCTTGTTTAGGGAAAAAAGCAGCGGTGCCATCCATTGGAACATCATTTGCCGTTATTGCTTCTAAAGTCTGAACAACCTTACCTGTAAGTGGCTTTACTTGCGGCTGCATTACTTGTTGAGGTTGCTCTACTGGCATAGGCTGAACCTGAGATTGTGGTCTAGTTGTCCATGGATTGTACATTTGGGGTGTATAAGCCATTTGCGGCTGACTATAAATCATATTTTGATAAGGTGTCTGTGCTATCATCCGTTTTCTCCTTTTCAAGTTCTTCGTCAATTGCGTGTATCATTGTCGATTGATATATAAGTGGCACTTTTGCCACATCTTCCCTAGAAAAAATACGTTCCAATATTTCATCGGTAATCATAAGCCACCTCCTATAACTCTATTTTTGCATAAAAAAAGAGCGGTAACGAGTTCGTTATCCGCTCATAATCAGCTCACCAAAGTGTCATTATTGTATCACCCGGTTTATCTTTCGGTCTACCTGATGTGCTATCCGTTTGATTGTCGATGCACTCATATTCATCAACTCGGCGCACATTTCATATGTGTATTGTTTGTTGCGCAACTCATACAGTTGTAATTCTCGCTCTGTGAAGTTGGCATTTAATCTTATGTACTCATATTCAGCCTTTATCAGCTTAGATATATCAATCATCAATATACCTCCTAAGTACACATTCAACATAACATATAGCCTAAAAAATAGCAATAAAAAAGACGCATTATGCGTCTTGTGTCAAAAAGAATGTAGTGTATATGCGGTATAGCACCACCTTAACGCCATAGGAACTGCATTATGTAAGTGCTAAAAGTTTTTTAGCTGAATTTCTATATCGTCCTTGCCTACAATCACCTTATCAATTATAGTTTTGAGTATAGAGTTTTTTTGAGACTTGCTGATACCATCCCAGATGTCGGCAAGTTTTTTTATATTCTCATAGACAAATTCTTTTTTCTGCTCATGCTGACCATTATTTCTTTCAGTTGAAATCTTTTCGGTAGTCTCTCTGATCTCAGTCTCCAAAGTCTTAATCATATCCAAAACCATGTCGTTTCCCTCTGCATACAGAGTGTATAGCCGTTTTAGCTTTGATTTTTGCTTTTCAAGCTGGTTAGTCAGTATTTGCAACTTTGTTTCTTTTGCCTTTGGCTTGTATTGCGATAGATTTATTGAGATGTCAAGTATCTCATGCTCAAATGCTTTTTCAATATCGCTTGCCCATGCTCCGGGGTTGTCGCAATCTGCATTGTAGTTTGGCAAGTAGTCCAAGTATTTGTCGTGTGAGCAACAATATATCTTATGAACCCCCATGCCGGTTATCTTCTGGTATCGCATCTTGCAACCACAGGTTTTGCAATAACACAAACCTGTAAGCAAATGTGGCTCGGTAAAACTGTATATATGTTGTTTATGTCTGCTTTTTCTCAACTCCTGAGCAAGATAAAATTTGTCATGCTCAAATATCGACTCATGCAATCCTTTATATGTGCCGCCCTTGTATGGGATATAACCGATATTAACAACCCCTGTGAGGATATTTCTCACAACAAATTCGCTCTTATAGCCAAGTAGTCTCTGAATTTTTACGTCGGACATACCCTCAATAAACAAGTCCATAGCTCTATTAGCCTGTTCGGCGCGTTCTGGAATTGGTACAAGATAGCCAAGGTTTTTATCATATTGGTAACAGTATGGTGTATTGCCACCGCCCATCCAGTAACCATTTTTAACTCTCTCCAGCATACCGCCGCGCATTCTCAGCAGCATTGTGTTTCTATCGTATTCGGCAACTGCTGCCATAATATGTGTTTGAAACTTGTCTTGTGGTGTTTCATACCTGGCAAAATCGTGTACGCTATTAACTCTGACACCTTTCGGTGTAAAGAGTTTCTCAATCATGTATAATGCATCTACTGAATCCCTTGCTAGCCTGTCCAGCTTATATACTACTATGTTGTTTATTTTTGATACGTCCGATATAAGCCGTTGCAGTTCAACACGCTTGCTCATATCCATCCCAGATAGTCCAGCATCAATATACCAATCAGTGATTAGCATTTCATTTTTCTTACAATATTCTTCAATATCTCTTTTTTGACTTTCAAGGCCGTAACCCTCTTCAACCTGTCTTTCTGTTGACACTCTTATATATGCCACACATTCCATTTTTATTACCCTCCTACGTAAAATGTGCCGCATATACACTACATTCTACGGCACATTCTACTTGTCATTTATTTACTTGTCAACCAATCATGCTAGCTATTGTTCTTGCCACATCATCAGGCAAAACAATATCAGCAATATTCACTTTTTTACCACTTTGCGTAACCACAACATTCATCTGTTTTTCCTCCGATACTCTGCCTTTGTCTTTAAACTTCTGTCTATCAAATACTTGTCAACCGCTCGACTCTTCGACCTCTCGTTAAACACTTTGCTGTTCCATTCATCATATGCTTCCTTCCATGTCAAATATTTTTCGCAGTTCCCATGGCAACCTATGTGTCTGATAGGTTCTACACAATCTTTACATGGGTTATCATTTTTGCTTATCATTCATCCACCGCCTTTCTTATAGGTGGATGCCATTTAAGCTGTCGATATCCATACATTTTGTCAAAATGATCTTGGCACACCTTGTAGTTGCGATAAACAGGATTATCACAATATCGGCATTTGCCTTCAACAGGAATTATTGGATGTGGTACATATTTGCTTCGCAATGTTGAATTATCTTTTTTTTGACACAAACCACATGTTATAAATCCAAATTGAGGTCTAATTTTCCCACATCTAGGACAAAGCCCTTGAGCTTTTCTCTCTGCATATATGCGTCTTGCCCCATCTGCATGTCTTTTGTTAAGCTCTAACCTATTTTTCTGCCTATAAATTTCTTGAAAATTGTTGTGTTTTTGTTGACAAGCCAAACATTGCTTTTCGTCTCCGTATAAGGATTCTTTTCTGCAACTAGGGCAAATGTGATTTTCTGCGTACCATTTTTTTGCCGTTTTGTTTTCATCAGTGTGTTTTTTGCAGCAGGCTGAGCAATAAGCACCATCTCTATCTCTTGTTTTGCCACATCTTACACACAATCCAGCATTTTTAAGTTTTTGATATCTGGATTCCATCATTTCACCAACTTATTCAATTATTGTTTTATCTTTTGTGATTTTATCGGGCCGATTAGCCTCATACTCTGAAAGTAATTTAGAATTATTATTGATTTTTTCGATGATCTGTCGAACCTCACTTGGCATTCTGCTTAGTTCGTTTTGCCGAGCAACTTCTGTTCGATAGCTGCGCATGAAATTGCTACTAACTACGTTTTCGTTATAAGACGCATCCAGCGCCCACATTCTTAGCTGTGCCGGTGATCCGACCGCCCTTTGACATGTTACCGGTAACTCGTTAAATCTATCTGTAGCATTATAGCTGCTATCCGATATTGCCTTGCGAACCAGTGACCACGCTTCGGCATCAGTCATTTGCCGAGGAGTAGTTATTGACTTTATTTTGTCTATAACCTGTCCTATCGCCGGGGCAAATCCACTAGTGTCCGTTGATATATATGTCTTGATTGCCATGTCAACTTCTGAGTAAGAATAATCAGACAACATATCCGTCCAAACAGATACGGTAAAGTCAATGCTAATCGGTTTGTAGTTCGGATATGCAACCATTAACACCGCTATTATCTTACGTGTTTCTTTATCGGTCGTAATCATCACCGCCTATCAGTTCAAATCTGTACTTCTGCTTTGAATTTGGATATTTATTTCTATCGACTTCGCTCATAAACATTCCAAGTGGTCTATTCCAGATAGTACCCTCATATTCGTATACAACCGATACTTCTTCGGTTTCTGTGTGCCTTGATATTCCTATAACCGTTACAACCTTTCCTATCTTAAAATGCCTGTACTTCTGCCCTGCTACTGGTAGCGGCCTATCAAAATCGTAATTAGACTCTTTCTTAAAATGCCTTGTCAGTAATGCAAGGTCACAATTTTCTTCCAGCTCTACATCATTTGAAAAATCTTCGCTTTCCTCAATATGCAACTGCTGAAACTTGCATATGGTGCTTTCACCTAATATGATTTCAGTCAATGCGCCTTTGAATCCCTCTGCATCGTATTGGTTGATGTCTCCATCAACAAAATACCCGCTAAATCTAAATATTTTTGTCATCTTCATCTCTCCTTATCTGCTCCATGAGCCTATCAAACTGATCGCTTGCACTCTGTCGAGACTTTGGTGGTTGAACTTTTTTTATTCTGTCCCAGGTTATCCCTTGATAGCCATTTCCAATACTCTCATCAATTATTGCGATGACAGCCTGCTCTCCGTACTCGTCTGCCTTGATCTTAATAGTCTTAACCAAGGTTCTCAGGCCACTCTCTTTGTATGTAAATCTCCGTTCTTTTTTATATTTAAGCCATGTATTAATACCATCCAATAAATAGTTAGATATATTAAACTCTGTAATTAATTCATCTAGTATATTATTATTTATATTATTACTCTTGGATATATTAACTATATCTCTTTTATTATTAATATATATATTATTAATATCAGTATCAGATACAGATGCTTGTATGGGGCATGTATGCCCCATAATAGGGGTATCATTCTTTATGCTTTTTATCACATCAAAAATGTATTTTTTAAACTCAGCAGATTTAACATATTTCGCTACATTTTCTACCCCTGTTAAGGTCTTTTCTGACTTATTCCAGTTGTATTTATACCAGTTAAGTATCAGTATTTCTTTGGTATTTTTGTCAAAACGTATGATTTTATGTACATTTTCAAATCTTTCAAGCAAGCGCATAACAGTATCTTTGTTATAGCCAGTCTGCCTTGTCATCTGAGAATAGCTAACCTCATAGCAACCACATATATTTGTCTGAGGGTTAGTCAGCAAATACATATAAAAATACTTATCCTCTGGTGTAAAATCATCTTCAACCTTGTTATCTGTCCAAAATGACAGATGTACATTCCTGTAAACCGCCATATTACCCTCCTATCTTTGGTACAACCTCCAGCAAGCAGTCCTCACACAACTGATTGCCGTCATAATCATAAAGTATATCGCATTCACAGTCGCACCTATCACACTCATAAACGATCGTATGCCGTCTAGGGCAACTATCACCCATACACGGATAACTAGGTACGGCACAACCACAACAATCGTTAATTTCTCTTACCATTGTCACCACCTCTGAGCTTTCGTGTTGCTCTTTCCCAGTTGTTAATAAACTCCAAACACCATTCAACTGTGAATTTGCCGTTTCTCGTCATCTCATGCGCCCTATTATAGTTTCTATCCGCCTTAACTTCCAAAGGCTGATTTCCCATATTTACCACCTCACATTTTATTTTTGATTGATGTTCAAATTCTTAAACATAGCACACATAACATCAACTACTATGCTGTTTCCGAATTGTTTATACAACTGCGTATTGCTGTTGACTGCTGCCATTTTGTCAATATCTTCATCAGATACACCCATCAGCCGTCCACACTCTCTCGGTGTTAGCTTTCTGATACGATATTGTGTGGCAATATGGCTATTCGCATATCCGTGTGTGCCAGCTACAAGATTAGCCGATATGCCGTTATCGGAAACAACTGTACCACATTGGGAACCATTGCTTGATATTTGACCGACTTTTTGAATATCGCTCTGCTTAATCATCACTCGGTTGTTGTGCTTCAGACTACTTCCGTCTGTTGTTAGAGTTCCAAAAGTTTCTTTGCGCACATTCATATTCTGTTCATCAACTGCAAGAACATTTTCAAGCAACAAATTGTCTTTTTGCACACTTGTTAAACAATTACTCATGCCTTGTGCATTTACCTCTAATCTTTGCTCTGTCGGACTTCCTACGGTCCTATCTGACGGATTATCGGGATTTCTACCACGCATAGCAACTATCTGACTTGCAGTACATATCTTTATCTGTTGCGTGCCGCCACCCTCAACTGTTGTAATATTAGGGCAAAGTGCGTTTTCGTCATATACTGTGTTCGATTGGTGCTTGCCTGTGTCATTATCCATAAAGCCTAACTGCTTTGCTTCAAGAATTTTCGGCTCTTGATTACCACCTTGCATTGTACTCAATGTTGGACTACACCCCCCTACATCATAAATTCTGTTGGTGCTCTCAAATTTTGCTTCAAGAGAACCTATTACATTTACATCTGCCATTACTTCAATCACTCCATTCATTGTATCAAAGCCTGTTCCAAAGCCTTTATAATCTCTAGCACACAATGTTTTGGCTACATCATTACCAATTTTATCTGCATGATTATAATTAACCATTGCATTCATTCTCAACAACGAGGTTCCCAGCTTTTCTGCGTTTTGAAATTCCGTTATCGTACCTTGCTGGTATGCAGTTTGCAACTTCTCTTTTTTGCGGTTCGTTGATTGTTCCGTCAACGCACGTCTGCTCTGCTCTGCTCTGCTCTGCTCTGCTCTGATGGATTGTAGTTGGCAATGTTCCGTTGTCAACAAGCTTTTTTATCAACTTTTCAGCCTTTTCATTGTTGATGTGATATTTTTCTTCTACATTGTCCTGAAGATAGTCTTTCAATTTCTTTTTGAGCGGTATAGGCTGTGGAAAATCATATGAGTAATTGCCAAGGAATGAAAACATAAAACACCTGTTTCTGTTCTGAGCAACTCCATAATTTTTAGCATTCAAATCTTGCCAATAATTTGTGTACCCTAAGTTCTCCAAGAACCCCAACCACTTCTCAAAATCATTGATATTTTTCTTGCCGTGTACTTGTGGTACATTTTCCATAAACAATATCCGCGGTAATTCTCCGTTACTATCTCTGATTTCTGTTAGTATTCTCTCAACTTCCCACAGTAGACCGCTTCTTGTGCCGCTACCCTTAGACATACCGGTTTGCTTCCCGGCAACAGACAGGTCCGTACACGGAAAAGAGTAAGTAAGTAAGTAAAATGTTCTGTATCTATTATCTTCAAATCATTTCCGTGTGTGGCGCATATATTGACTAAATTATGTGTAGCCTTTATGTTGTTGTAACAATTTCTTCTCCATGCCTCTCCGTGGGAATGGCTGCGTATCTGATCTTCACTAAGTGCAGTCTTTCCGTCAACAGATATTCCGAGTTTTGTTAACTCCTCGATTATTTTTTCCGAGTCAACTCCATCACTATAATCAATGTTGTCGTATGGCATATGAATTGCCTTGTAAGATGCAACCGAATGTATTTCCCATTCGCAAATAAGATAATGTTCAAATTTAGCACCTATTCTCTTTAGTGCCATTGCCTGACTTCCGTAGCCGGCGAAAAGTTCTATTAAGCGAATAGGCTTTGTTATGCTGATTGGTTCTCTTGTGAAGTCAAATATGGACATCTGATTATCACAAGAATAATTTTCAAAATTCATAAAATCTACCAAAAGGAAACCTCGGTTTTATGTCGCGACAACCTATTCCTTTCTTTGATTTTTAGTTAATTAAATCTGTTTCTCGGAAGAGTAAAATCTATTCTCTGACCGCAGTTATAGCACCACTTGTAAGAGTATTTAATAATATCTCCCCCTGTAAAAATCTGACCGCACACAGGGCATTTATAATCATCTTCGCTATCCTGTACGGCGATTATATCCTTTTCTTTCAGCTTTTCTTTCAAGTGGTCTAATACCTCTATGCAGTCTTTTCTTTTCATTCTGAATCACCCTTTCCATTCCTATATTCTTCTATTGCCTTATCAACTCTATTTTTACCCCAATCTCCACTACAGCACCATTCAACAGCCTTAAAAACAGGGCTTAACATTTCAAAGAGCGTTTCCACTCTTATTTTAGCTGATTTGATATATTCAACTAACCGCCTTGTATCTTTTGCTACATCTTCATATCCGTTTTGATTGAGATAATCAGCCATTTTTTCCAATAATTCAATGTCTCTGTACTGCATGAGGTCGCCAATCTCTTCTGCATATAAATAGTTCCAACTTCCACCACTCATTCTGAATCACCTCGCTTTAACTGTTCTGTTATCTCATCAATGTCTTTAAACCTGATTACAGACAAATCTACGATTAAATTTTTGACCGATTCCGCAAAATCATCAACTGCCTTGTTATATTCTTCTTTAAGCAGTTTCTTTGAATTATCAATTTGAATATTGCTTGATTTAATTTCATTAAACCAATTTTTCTCCAGTGTTCTGTAATGCTCTATCAACTCATCTTTCTTAAGCTTTCTCAAATAAGAATCCGAAAATGTGTATGCACCAATAGGAACATCGCTCATTCACTTTCACCCACTTTCTTATCATCAACAATCTTAATTTTTCTGCCACAAGCATTGCAGTAAATATCAATACCTGTCGCACAGCTAAGCCTCATTTTTCCGCACTCCGTAATAAAAAAACGGAAACCCCATGGGTGTATGATTGACATACCATTCACACTGCTTGTTTTCTTCACTATCTGCAATTTCAATGGCAAAATCAAGTATTTGGTCGTATTCTGCGTATGTTTTCTGTAAATCCCTTAACCTGTCTGCAATTACACCCATTACTCTTCACCTGCTTTCAGCAAATCCATAAATTTCTCATACTGTTTCTGCGATACCTTATTATTAGCCTTATCCGCTCTCAATTCGATTTTAAGGTGTTTTTCTGCGATAGAGGATAATTCCCTCGCTAACACCTTTTTACCTTGCTGTACGCCCTGCATATAGCCTTTAGGTGCTTTTCTCTCGCCTATTGAACCACTGGCACGATTTTCTCCTTGACCGCCTAAGCTGACATTTCTAAGCTGATAGCCTTTACCAGCATATAGCTTGATGTAATACTTCTCTTTCTCGTCAAGCCGACTTTCGGGGAAATTCAGAAATTCAACTCGCCAGCCATAAGGGTTTTTCTCTTTGTCGTACAGCTTGTGTTTGCGTAAACTAAGGTCTATGTGCTGTTCGTAACCTACAAGGTGGCTTGCCAATCTGCTAAGCGTATGTACCGCCTGTCCGATATACGCATACTTAAATCCGTTTTCATCTTCTCGGAGTAGAAAATATATTCCGCTTTTATCATTCAGCTTTGGATTCAGCTTCAACAGTCGCTTTTTGTTTTCCTGTTCAATTGCCTTGGCTCTTGCTATGTTTTGATAATTCAAGCGTTACCACCTGCCTTTACTTCAAAAGGATTTACAAAATTATCAATAGGTTTAGCTTTCATATCAAAGAATGTTGGTTGTTCTTGTATATCTCTATAATCTAATACATAATTATCACATTCTTTACAATGCGATATATCTCCCGAACAATCGCCATCGTAATTGCAATGAAAGTTCAATTTATCTGTATCTATCAGTCTCATTCTTCATCACTCCAATCTAACCTACAGCCGCACTTGCTACAGTAATTTGGCGCATTGTTGTTATCCATTATTCCTATATCGTGACTGACTTTGATTGTGTTTCCACATTCACAATGGAATACAGAAAGAGTATCACTAAGGTTATGGTTGAATATGGTTTTCATTGGTATCTGCTTTTCAAGTGCCTTAATTGCCATATTCAACGCTTCATTCATATATATGTATGGTTGAAAATTTGGTGTATTTCTGCATTCTTTAATTCTTTTAATAGCTTCACGCTCTGTCATTCTCCTACCTCCTCGTTAATATCTCCTATTCCACATCTCTATTACCTCAAGTCTTTTATCCGAGACTAATGATGCGTCCTTATCGCCATAGTTCTGAGGGACGAGCTTAAGGTCTCCGAACTCATCAATATTGTAATATGAGCGACCTATTGAACGTCTACTTGTTCCACAGTCCACGCACTTAATTGCCCACGCTATTTCTAATTCGTGAAATGGGACAGCTCCAATATTGTCCATGTTTTTATAAATTTCATGCGTTAATTTTGGCGTTTTCCCGCAAAACGGACAGCGTTTCAAACCTAGTTTTTCGTATTTCTTCTCGGCGGCTCTTCTTCTCATGTCCTCAATACAGTCCTGTTCTGTCATATTATCCCTCGCTTTCCGGCTTATCACATCGCTCAAACTCAATAACCCATACCCACGGATTTGCATTCCATCCGTAGCGGTCAAGGTCTGATTCCTTGATGGTGGAGTCCCAAAGGTTTGAAAAAGCATATCTTTTTTCTTCACCATTCAGTACATATGGATCTTCTACCTCTACACCCTCTTTGCAAATCTGCCCCGATGTAATCTCCTGCAACCGCTCCACTCTCACATTGGTTACACGCAAGAAAATTCTTGCAGCTTCCTTCGGCATATGGATAGATGGATGCCACTTTGCATCCCCGCTTATTTCATCTGTTGCTCGATACATATAGCAACCACATGTTTTATCCAAAACGCTTTTCTTTGGCTCTTTGGGGCAATTTCCTCTTTCGTCTCCCTCACAGTTCCGACATTCAAAACGCTCCCATGTTTCCCGAACATACAGGGTATCTCCCGGCTGATATGGTACAAGCTGTTGTGGTTTAGCAATTCTTCTTGTACAGCTCTTTCTCCCGTCCAGAATCGCCCGAACCATCTCTGTATTAAACAATATTGGTTTCATATTATCCCTCACTTTCTAATAATTCTGGATTGTCAAATCTGCTACCATTAACTTCAATTGTGCTTCCATAGCATTCTTCAAACTCAGATTTGTGACCGTCTGCATCTTCAACATTCCAACACATATCCTCTTGATTCCAGATAATCTTGTAAAAAACCCTTTCGTCAGAATCCCATACTATATCATTCTCCCAAACCAGTTTGCCGTTCTTATCTTTCAAGCCTGTGCATTGACAGATTGTGGATTTATCAACCTCACAGAAACATGAACCAGAAATAGTCCAATCATCACAAGCAGTACCTGTGTATTTCTCAATAACAAGACCGCCTATAAATACTCTCCCATCTTCATATCCATCATCAAACAAGTACCCCTGCACCCATTCTCCGTGATCGGCTCTCTTTGCTTTGAATAAGTATCTATCTTCCATACTCTCTCCTATTCTTTTCTATTAGTACCAAATAACCTATCTAAATTGATATGTCCGTTTATTTTTACAACAGATGCATATGTGCTCCAAAATGGTCTGTATTCTCCCATTTTAGTGACAAGTGGCTGTCCATGAATACCGCCCCACAGCACGATAGCTTCAAAAGGTTCTCCAATTCGTTTGGAATAATCCCAGCTTGCATCATGTATTGTCACCACATCGCCTTCTGATACTATATGTTTCATATCATCTGTGATTTCTTTCATATTCTCTCCTATTCTGTTTCTGATTGAAGCCATTTTAAGCATCTTTCTAAATCGCAATATTCTTCATCGCACCCAAAACAATATTGGTTGCATGAGGTATTAGATTCGCATTGACTTGTTATATTTGACAAGAAGTCTGCCAACTCTTCATCCGACATATTCCTTATTCTGTCGGCATTGGTGTGGTTAGTTTCATAATTCTGTATGCTTGCCAATTCTGTAAAAGCTGTGAGCATATCAGCAAAGTATTTCAGCATACTATCTCTGTCGATGTTGTGCTTATCTGCCATAGCACATACACTTGATAATGTGTCAGCTACTATGCTCTGTAAATCTTCCATTTCTTTGTCTGTGAGATTGCTCTGCTTATCACTCACTTTCTCCGCCTCCCAATTCTTTCAATTTTGCTTCGGCTTCGGATTTTGTGAGGAATAATGTTTTGCCAATATCGTTTATGTCTGACAACTCAAATACACACTTATCTATTGTGCATGGCGTTTCATTTGGAATCCCTAAGATGTAATAAATATCATCTCCCACCTTGCAAGGCAACTCGATAAGTCTGCCCTGTTCCTCTAACTGCTGATATTCTTTGAGCTTTTTCAGATATTCCGCAACCTGTTTATGCTCCCAATACTCTTTTATCACCGAACTAATCAGCGGCGTTGTTTCAAGACACTCTTTCCCGAACAATCGTTCATATTGCTCTGTCTTTCTTTCGCAATGCCCTATTATCTCATCAATCGTTAGCTTACCCATTGTTCTCTACCTCCTACTGATCAATTTTCTGTCCACATACCGGACAGTAATTATCAAAGAATATATATGCCACTCCGCAACTAGGACAACACTGATATGCGCCCCATGACTCCAGCGGTTTGGCTATCTGTTTGTCAACACACGCTTGAGCGATTCTTAATGCACGCCTGCTTGATATGTTCTTACGTCTCGATGTAGCATCCTGCCCAAGTATACCTTCAAGTAATTCAAGTTGATTCTTCACGCGCTTTAAGTTTATCCCTTTTCTTGCACTCATTCGTTATCACCCACTTTTTTAAAAGGAACTCCTCTTAAATGCTCATCAAGGTCTAATTCTGTTCCATCAATATTGCCATTCAACTTGTTCTGACAGTGACAAAGCAATATTTCAAGGTTGCAAATTCTACCTGCCCTATATTCACTTCTTACGAAGTCAAGAACTCTGTTTACGCTTTCCTTCCTGTACTTTACTATCTTTGAATTGTAAGCAAGTCTTATATTTGCAATTTCTTTTTCGTGCTGTCTGATTTCAGCTAAATCACACTTGCAAGATTCATAATCGCTAATAAGTTCTTGCTTTGCATCTCGTGCGACTTCTTCCGCTTTATAATCTTTAATTTGACTCATTTGCTATCACTCCTACTTAAATGGTAAATCATCCTCTATGCCCTCTGGTATGCTCATAAAGTCGTTTCCAGAGCTTGGCTGATTGCTTGCATTTGCTGTATTGGACTGCTGACTATTGCTGTTATTCGCATTCTTACTCTCACAAAATTCCTGTTCCTCAACAACAACATCAGTCGTATAGACTTTATTGCCATCCTTATTTGTGTAACTACCAGTCTGGATTCTGCCTGTTATAGCAATCTTAGTGCCCTGTTTAAGGTACTTCTCTGTAAACTCAGCGCTCTTGCCAAATGCAATGCAGTTGATAAAATCTGCTGTCTGCCCATCGCCCTGTTTCTTGAATTTACGATCTACAGCCAGTGTATATCTAGCTATACACATCTGCTCGCCATTCTGTGAATATCTGATTTCTGGATCACGGGTAAGCCTACCCATCAAAATTACTTTGTTCATACTATTTCTCTCCATTCTGTCTAATTGTAAAGGTTATCCCAACCTCTTTCTGTAATGTATCTATATAGTCCTGCCACTTCACATCTTCGTCAGCAAGGCAAGAAGTTTTAAGCATAAAGCGCTCAATGAATCTACATAATCTATCATGGCCAAACCCAAATTCATCGTGCAATGTTGCACATGATAACAAGACCACTGTATCTATTGTGTTCCATTTAACTTTCTGTTCATATTCACGCATCTTTGACGTTGGAATTTCAAGTGGAACAAAACATGCTCTACGTTTGGCCAGTTCCTTTTCTGCTTCCTCTATGCCCTCACGCTTGATAATTTCTAACAACCAAGCTGCACCGGACATTCTATATTCATGTACTTTATCATTTGCTTTCGCCATATCTTTTGTACTCCTTTCTGCTTAAAATGGGCATTCATCCTTTGCTCTCAACTGCCATTCTGCTCCGGCTCTTGCAACGTCCACATTTGCGTTTTGAACCACTTCACATATCTCAGCAACCATTCTGTCGGCATTGCTTGTGTCAATGCCCAAATGGCACAATATGACGTTCTGTAGCCTATCTGTAGCATTCACCTTAACAAATTCCTTACAAGTGGCTAATTCACAGTGACCGAGTATCTTATGAGTGTAATTCGGAGCATCAGTATCGACCATATCTTTGATGTAATTACATTCAATTAACATATGGTCGATATTTTGTTTTTTGAATGTAACTGGGCAATACTCAAAATCCGTCATGTACAACATTTTTTGCCCATCAACCTTGATTAAAAAACCGTAATTTGGAGTGCCGTTGTGTGGGAGAGAAAAACAACGAATTGTAAACTCTCCCATTTTTACGGCCTTACTAACAGATTCAAACGGTTTCCACACCGGTATACCCAGTTTTTTCAAATCAACTGCTGCCTTGACGTGATCTCCATGAGTATGACTTACAATGGTGCCAGTGACATCTTTAATGTTGTAATCAAGACCTCTCTGTATATCTTTAATTGATACTCCACAATCAAGGATAAGCGTTTGATTACTTGCATTTGTGAGTAAATAGCAGTTGCCAACGCTACCACTGGATATACATTTAAGATTCATTCCTATACCTCGATTTTTTCTAATGGACATTTTTCATGTCTTTTGCCATCTCTAAATTCAAAAGACACATCTGCGCATTTGATCTGTTTTAATTCCATAAGTTTACATTTAAAATCTAGAGAACATGGTCCAATATACCATGCCTTGCACTCCCGGCAGCTGCCAGGCATTTTATCCAAATATATTTCACACTTTGCCTTCATAAAAAACTCCTTTCTTACTTTGCAAACTCTGGTACTTCTTCGTCCTCAGCAAATTCCTGTGAATTGGCATTCTCAGCAATCTCAGCTTGCGCAACTTGATATACCTCGTCCATTTCAATCTGTGCCTGCCTTGCCATCGGATCATAATTCTTTGGATACTTTCTTATTGCATTGTTGCACATTTTTCTTTGAATCATGCTTTCCGGCGTATCAAGCCAAGCGCCACTGATAAACGGTCTCGCAAGCTCGCATTCCAACATTTCATCTACGGTTTTACAAGTTCTTAAGGCATTAAGCACTTCATCTTTTTTTGCCTTAATCTCTGACTTTTGTTTTTCTGTAGCATTATATCTGTCGGCACAAATCCCAAATGTGCTATTCATCATATTTTGCTTAACATGTGCAAGCAAATTAACCTTAACACTATCCCTGTCTGCAGAAAGGTATGTCACTGTTCCGTCCAACAGTTTGACAGGATATACTACTCTTACTGCTTTACTTGATAATCCCTTTTCTACCCATTCAGGCTCTGTAATCGACAATCCTTTATGCTTTGGCGGAATATATTCATCGCCCTCTTTAATTACCCAGTACGGATAAACCTGTTCAACGTCTTTTCCATAGTTGGCAAGTAAGGAGTCGTACCCACTACCCTCAATGCCCATTTCAACCTGTTTCTGCCATATATCCTTGCCTGTCTGTGGATCAGTTCCTGCCTTTACATTTCGTAGCTGGAAGTAACACTCCCTTGGATATGCGCTTGCATTTAATTTGAGACTTGCACATCGCTTCACAATTCCTCTCAAATTGCTTGTATCAAGGTTACCCATGTTAATCTTAGGGTCGTTCTTGACAAGGTTGAATATGCTTGTCATGGCTTCCATGGCGCACTCTTTGGCATAATCGTCCATATTCATGCCAACAGCCTTATAATCGTCAATAATAAGTCCTGTTATTGCATTGCTCCATTCACTTAATGAAGTAGTAAATGCTTTCTTTTTTGTAATTGTCGTATTTTCTTCCATCTATTTATCCTCCTCATGTAGTACTTCTTTTAAAATTTCTGCAATAATTTTTTCCTTGACTTTCCTGGCTTCTGCCTCAATCTCATCATCAGTCTTTTTTGAGTTTTCAATAACCTCTTCAAACTCATCCTCGCTTATATGCTCACGTAAAGATCTAAGCAGTATTGCTGTCTCAGCTGTAACCTCATTCTTGGAACCCTTGATTTCAACAAATCCTTTGACACACTTAATCATATTTATTTCTCCTTATTTTGTTTGATTTATTTAACAATTGCTCTACATATACATCCATTGAATGACACAATTTTACGCAATTGCCATGCAACATGTGATTTTTCAAAGCACCATATTTTTCATAAAACTTTTTCTCTGTCATCTTGCCATCATTAACAAGTTTCGTCCAAATTTTTAGCTTTTTATAAATCTTTCGCTTACTTTTACCATTCAATTTCCGTATATACTTTCCATCTTTCGTTACATAGTGATGGAAACCTGTAAATAAAATTCCATTTTTAAACGGGACTATCTGTGTCTTACCATTAAGTGATAATCCCAGGCTCGCTACAAATTGATTTATGCAATCCAGACAATGTTTCAAGTATTCTTTGCTTGGTGCAATCAGATAAAAATCATCCATGTATCTACCATACAATTCAATTCCCAGCTCACCTGTTATAAAATGATCTAACCCATTTAGCATAAGCAATGCATATACTTGTGCTACCTGATTGCCAAGTGGCAGTCCTAAACCAGCAGTGCTGTCAATGTATAGATGATTTAGCCATTTTGTGTATTCGTCATCAAAATAGTAATCGACTATATCTTTCAACACTTCATGATCTATCTGATAGAAAAATTTTGTAATATCACATTTCAAAATCCAACCGTCAAGACCGTGTTGATTATAAAATTCAAGCATGTGTTCTTTCAAACAATCCATGCCAAAGTGGGTTCCTTTGCCGAGTTGCCCTGCGTAGTTTGTTTTTATAAATTCATACTTTAACCTTGGGAGCAAAATATTGTCACATAAGCAATGCTGAACTACCTTATCTTTGAACGAACACGACTTAATCACTCTTTCTTTAGGTTCATAGACCTTAAATTCATTATACGGATTCATCCGATATGTCTGATTTTCAAGTTGTTCTTTCAACATATGAAGCCCTTCAAGACTCATTGCTTCAAATTTTGCAGTGCTTGAATTATGTTTTTTACCACTTTTAGCTTTTTTATATGCTTTATACAGGTTTCCATAATCACATATAACATCTTTATCCATAGTAAAAATTCCTTTGTATTTATCCTTTTGAGAAAGGTCACACACCTTTTTGTATCTTTATCTGATTTCGGCTTAATGCCTACTCTTACTGTCTGTGTGATACAGAATGGGCGAACACCGTTGTTGTTGTTACAGTTGTTGTTGTTGATATTGCCAGCGGACGAAACAACGGTTTATACAGTGTGTAACCTATATTTTTATTTACTGTCATTACTTGCCAATCTTTTCTTGTCGCCTGTTCTCCAAGCAATTGCCATATGCTTAACATCGGCTACCATTTTCGACCAGTATTCCATGCTTTTCACATTGATAATGTTTAATTTCATTGATAATTCAATGTAAAATAAAAGTTCATCACATTGTGTTATAGCCTTTGTCTGCAGTTCTGATCTTTCTTCAAGGCAAGTTTCCAAATTCGTCCTATTTGCTTCATACAAATATTCGTATATTTTCAATGTTTTATTCTGCATTTTGTCAACAAGCGAAAATCTGTATTTCTTTGGGTATCTATTGCAATTTGAAGTTATACGAAAAGTGTGTTCAGCCAAATTCTTTGCCTGTAAAATCACTCCAAACTCTTTCTCCGCCATATCATTTAATCTCCTGATTCAAAGATTGAAGATGAGAAGATACAAACCGGGCGAACACCGTTGTCGTTGTAACAGTTGTAGTCGTAGAGATAGCCAGCGGACGAAACAACGGCTACGGCTCTTTCATAATTGTTGCATGGTGTACTCCAAGGGCTGACAAGCCACCACCAATAATCTTTGGTGTTTGGTATGAGGTTTCTATACTTTCTGTATTCGTCAACAGTAAGAAGAGAAACCTTGTCCTCGCACTTGCCGTATTCTGTCTGTCCGTCAAGAGATAAAAGATCTCTCTCAAATGGAACTATATTTTCTAATCCTATTTCTGCGGCAATCTTCTCAAGAAACTCCTCATTAAGATAGTCACGAAGATTGCTGTTTTCCCAATTGCTAGAATCTGAGTCAAACTGTCTCTCTTCAATGCTGTCAGCCAGACAAATATATCCAGCACCTGTAATATCAAGAATCTTCCACGTTGTATCTGCAAGTTCAAATGTATCTCCGATGCCAAGTCCCTCCAAAAAGTTAGCCGTTTTTGATGTCGCTTTTAGCATTGCAATCCCATTTCTGAGATCATTAATCTGTTCCTGTAATACTTTCATTGTTAATGTTGCCATAATTACTCTCCTTTCTTTGATACAAAGATATTAGATTTTAAGATACAAACCGGGCGAACACCGCTGTTGCTGCAACAGATGTTGTAGCAGATAATGCCAGCGGACGAAACAACGGCCATGCTATAACTCCAACCTCTTTCCTTAGTGCTCCAAGGAGTGCATGTCCACCACCAATCGTCCAAGTCCTTGTTAGGAAGTAAGTTGTTGTACTTCCTAACCTCATCAAAAGTGATAGGTCTTACCTTGCATTTACAATCATCAAATTCATGCTGCATATCAACTGATGTTAACTCAACAGTATGCTCAACGAGATTGTTTTCCCCAACCTCTGACTCAATTATCGGCTGAATCTCATCCTCAATCACTTTCTTAAGGTTGGACTCGTTGTAATCTCTTGAATCCTCATCATAAACTATGTCTTCGGCCATAAAGTTCTTAGAAATAATTTTGGTCTCAGCCCCTATCTGTTCAAGCACAATAAAGTCATTCTTTCCAATCTCAAACACATCTCCAGGTGCCAAGGTTGATAATTCTACCTTATTCTTTCTTTCTGCTTCTTCAAGCTGCCTTACAAGTTCTCTTGCTACTTCTAATGCCTTACTCATCACATTACCTCCAATTTCTCGCTGTCGTTTACGGCAAGCATTATTATCTGACCATCTACCATGTCTACAGCATTCTGTTGATTTGCAGAATCAAGACTCTCTGCATCATCAAGCCAGATAGGACAAGCCACATTGCTAATTTGCTGAATGCTATTGCAGATATCGATTCTGCCAAGAATCCTGTTTCCTTTGTTACTCATCGTGGTAAGAATGTTCTTGCCATCTATGGTAGGAATACATGTTGACTTATATCCACCATTTTTAGCAAATTCAAATAGCTGCCACTTTACTAAATTAAAATGTTTGTTTATTTCATTTGTGAGAACTTCATTTTTGGCCTTATCAAGATCATCTAACAAATCAAGAATCTTCTGTGCATCCGCTTGAGCCTGTCCAAGATTGCGCTTATTAGCCAGCAACTCTTCAAGCCTTGTTTCGTCAGCTTCTGTATCAGACTTAGCGATCTTGGCTTCGCACTCAGCTAACTCCTGCCTGAGTGTGGTCTCTTCGGATTTTAGTCTCGTCCTTGTGGCTGTTGTCTCCATACCAGCCATATTGATTTCAAGTGCTTCTATCTGCGCCATCACACCGATATATTCATCATCACCTGATATATCAACAAACGCTGGAAGTGCGTTATATTCTTCTTCAAGCTTGGTAAGCTTTGTTCCTGTATCAGCAACAGTCTTTCGATTGAGTTCATTGCATTTTTTAAGTTTTTCTATATGCTCCTCAATCTCCTTGATCTTCTGAGCTACGGCCTTGCCATCAGCCTCAACTGCTGCCAGTCGCTCAGATTTATTTTGAACAAAATCACTCTTAAGTCTTTCGATATCTTCTGCCGGAAATTCTCTATGGCAAGTCGGACACACAGTAGTAAGTTCGTTAAATTTCTCAGCATTAACGGATTTCCATTCAGCAACAAGTTTTTCCTTCTTTGACCTTAAAATACCCAAAGTTCTTGTTGATTGGTCGATATCCCAATCGTTATCAGAAATTCCCTGGATTACGCTCATCTGAGTAGTCTTGCAATCCTCTATCGCACTTCTAAGCATAGATCTCTTACAATCAAGATCCTCATTCGCCTTATTCTGCATTGCGGATATTTTGAATTTTAACTTTAGAATTTTATCCGCAATTCCGTCATGTTCAGCAGTTACCTTATCCATGTCTAGCTGACCTTCAACAACTTTGCTCAACTTTTCTTTAATTGCATTTTTCTGCAATTCCAAGGCGGATATATCTAATGACTGTTTGATCTGTATATCTCTTTCCTTTTCTGCTATCTGTCCGTCAAGAACTGGTAACTCCTTTGCAGCTTTGGACTTTGTAGCTTTATTCATTGCTGAAAGTTCGTCTGCCGTATACCTTTCAAGGAGTGGAACAAGTTCAGCAAGTTCAACCTTGCTTTTTGCGACGTCAACATCTGATACGCCATCTACAAGCGCAAACAGAAAATCTCGCATTTCTGCTGGTTTCTTTGCTAGAAATGCATTGATGTTACTACACATCTTGAGAATAGACATATCAGCGTCAAGATATGCATTAAAATCCCTTAATGTCTTAGGCACATCGTTGATTGAATAGGAATTATCATCCTTGTAGCTGCTGCCATCTTTGCTATATTTCCTCTTCTGAGACTTACGCATGACGACTTCCTTGCCATCAACGTCAAACACGGCCGTAACTGACACATCCGCGTCATCTACAGTCTTACCATCAACCATACGGCGAATAGGTGGATTATCAGAAAGCTGATAATCACAGTTGAACAACAGCCACATATAAGCGTTAGTTATTGAGGATTTCCCTTTGCCGTTCGAAGCGGCAATCTTAGTGTTATCCCCAAAAATAATTTCCTTATGTGCATAACACATGAAGTTGTCTAAAATTAACTTTTTCAAACTGATTCTCATTTTTTATCTACCTCCAGTGGCAATTCACCAAGTATAATAAGTACCACGTCCAGATCTATATACTTTTCTCTTCTTGCTACACTTATGAGCACATCGGCTCTCGTCTCCATATCTATTAATTCCTCATATCTATCACGAGGAATAGTCACACTGTCTGTTCCGCTATTATTACATGTTCCTTCACAACTAATTTCCATCTTTCTTCTCCTCTCTTTCTTCAAGCACTTTAAATCTTGAGACAGATACCTCATAAGCTGTCTTTTTCTCTTCGGTGCCATCCTCATAAAATTTGTTGTATTCCCTTGACTGAAATCTGCCAGTTATGCCGACAATAGAGTTAAGCGGTATTCTTGCAAATAGTTCAGCATTGTTACTCCATAAAAGAATAGGAATCAGATTTCCAATCCTATTAGGAAGATTATTGATTACCCTAGTGTCACAAACCCTATATCCTCTAGGTGTTGCCCTGATCTCTACATCGGCAAACTTGTGGGCAATAAAATCGACTCTGTTTTTATCACACGTATAGGGCTTGACCTCATGTACCTCTATATATACTTTTGTGTGATTTACACCTGTTGAATCGACAACATGCTTAGTGCGGATATGCCCGACTACCTCT